CAATCGTGATTCCTGAGTCGGCAGGAGACATTGTGATAATCAACAGTTTGCTCGGCCAATTTAAAGCGCTCTATCCAGAATACAACATCTATTTTGTGACAAAACCAGAATTCTTTGAGTTGGTAGAGTCAAACCCAGCCGTTCATAAGGTCTTAGCTTGGGCACCAGTTTTTGAAAACATGTTTTTTATGATTGGCAACGGGACGCACATTGGCTATTTTGATATTGTTAAATATCCACATTGTCAAACTCAGCGCATGTTGGCATATCAATCGACAGAACCTTACAAAACAGAATGGCTTCCCTAAAAACGGCCAATTTCCCACTCAGGAAAACACCGCAAAACAAAAAAAAACTTGACAATCTAGCTCAAATCTGTCATAGTTAGACATGAAAAAGCTAACGAAAAAAGAACAAATCTGGGTTGATAGAGTGGAGAAGCTATTAATGAATCCGCCCTCAAAAAGAATTGGATTGTTTACGATAGGAGATTCCGATCTTCGTGTTTACGACAGAAGCCTTGAAGAAGATATTGATAACCTCATGGACAAAAGAGGTATAGATTTTTGCAGCGCAGTTGACGAACTTGATGCTGGATTTGGATTTATTAATGCTGATATGAGCATTCATTCTACATCAGGCTAAAGTTATTATAGAGGAATGAACCTTCAATCCGTGTACGCAACCGCTCTTGGCGTTATCCCTAAAGAAAAACCAATCCTAAACGAAAAATTCTTCCCCCTCACGGCGGAAAAGTTCATTCTCATTCACAACGATAACAAGCTGCCCTCGAAATATTACGAGCTTTTCCCCGAAGTTATCTCTCTCCTAAAACCCGTCCTTCACAAACTAGGCTATCGAATCTATCAAATTGGCGGCAAAAACGATCCAATCATTGACGGAACAGACGGCCAATTTTTAGGGTTATCATGGGGCCAGACATTTTATTTAATGAAGCGAGCGAGTTTGTTCATGGGGATTGATTCCGTGTGCTCCCACATTGCAGCGGCCTATGAAATTCCATCGGTTGTTTTGTTTAGTCACACATATTCTTCTCAGGTGACAACAAACTGGTTGCCCGCCGATAAAAAAATCATTCTAGAGCCTGAATGGGGCAACCGCAAACCCTCCTATCAACCCAACGAGTCGCCCAAAATGATTCGCACAATTAAGGTTGAGAGGGTTTGTCAAGCAGTTTTCGACCTTCTCTGTAAAGGTGTTCAACTGAACATGAAAACAATTCGTGTCGGCGAAGATTATTACAATCCCGTAATGGAAATTGTTCCAGACCATTTCCAAGAAAACACCGCTTTAAAAAACGGTTACTTGCATTTCCGAATGGATTTGCAGCATAACGAACAGTGTTTGTTTCACTGGCTGGCGAACGGCTACAAGGCTCACATTATCGCCAAACAACCCGTAACCCTAGACGGCTTAAAACAGTTTCGCCCGAACATTGGGCGACTGATTCTAATGGCCAATTCTCTAGAAAGTTTTTCGGCAGAATATCTCAAAGTGGCCAAAAACCTCGGCCTAGACGTATTAATCTTCTGCGAAAAGAAAGAAATTCTGCCCCAGATGAGAGAAAAGTTCTTCGACTACGTTGTAGAAGAACTAGACTACCCCGAAGAAAAAGAGCTTGACAAAATCCCCAAAGACGCTAAATTCTTCACGAAAAAACAAATCATCAGCAACGGCCAAATCTACCCATCAGTGGCTCACTACAAAAGAAACATCCCATTCTCTCGGGCGAATCAAATTTTAGACAGTCAGGATTTTTGGCTTGACTTTGAGTACTTTTACTTTTACATTTAAACATGACAACTGACACAACATCTGCCGCCGAACAGCCTGAAACAATCGTTCTTCCTCGAACCTATCCAGAAAATTACCAGAACGGCCCATTCAAACTGAAACGCAACCAGTTTGGGTTGCTTGATAATGTGGATTACAAGTTCACGCCAGATGCTTTCGTTGATTGGCGGGCCATGATTAATCCAAAATTCCTCTACCCAAATAAGGGCTGGTTTGAGCGAGCGGGTAAAGAAGTTCCAACCTCCATCGAAGGATTGGAAGATCATCAACTTCTCTGTAAATTGGGCGGATATAAGGAATTGGCGCGTTTACGCGGGTATTCCAATGTAAATTACAAACTAGAATATCTCCCAAATGGAGTTTCGGCTATTTGTTCGATTCATTGGTTGCCTAATTTTGAAACAGATGGCGGTTATGTAAATTTCCAATCAATTGCCAATTCCACAAGCGAAAACTGCGGCCCAATGTGTGACCTGTTTAAAGAAACTCAAGCCGAAAATCGGGCGTTTGTTCGCTGCGTTCGCAATTTCTTAAACATCAACATTGTTGGTGACGATGAAATTTTCAAGGGCAAAAACGCTGTTCACGAAGAACAGGACAACGCCCCAAATGCCTACGATCCGAACTACACTCTTGAGCAACATGCCAAGAAAAAGTTCAAATCCTTTGACGAATTCAAAAAACATTTCGCGGAACAAAAGTATAAAAAAGTTACTAACGTAACATGGACTAGCTATAAGGACATTCCCGTAGCTGATTGTCGCAAGTTGATTGAAATTCTCACTGCCTAAAACATGAAACACTGGAACTTTTTTCCTTGTCTATTGGCACTTTTGGCCGTTTTTTGGTGGAGATTTGTTGATCTTCGGTTAGAAGAAATAAAAATTGAAGGCACTCGCCCAAAAATCGAAATCCGCTCAATTCAAGACGCGCCATTTAATTTTGGAGTTCCGCCAATTCCTCAATTAGGTTTGCCGCCCGAAAACACGCCATTTTTTGATCCTCATGCCCCAAACAGTGCGGAAAATGTTATCCCTGAAAATAAAACCAAAATTTAAAAATGCCCACCGACCCAGCTCACCGACAGCCGCCTATCGCCGCTGAAACCACAACCGCCGAACAAACGCCCGCACAGCCCGACGCTTGCGGCTGTTCGGTGCAGCGAAATTGTTCTGCCTTGAATTCCACGGACAGCGTTGATGAGGAGGGTTTGAGGCATCTAGCTCCTAAAGGCGTGAAAAGAATTGCTAATGCTCTGAAAGTGCTATTCGGAAGAAGTATGGCGGTAAGTCTAGTCCCACTGTCACGGGATCAGCTCGAACGACGACTCGTAAATCTTCATTATGCCCATCGAGAGCGACGAGATACGGTTTTTGAGCGTCTAAAACGATATATTGGTTGGTGACGACGATGTTAGAATCGTCCAGAAGAACGACAGAACCAATTCTTTTAGTTTCCTCGTTTTCTCTGTAGTAAAGTGGTAGGCGAGTCATAAGATAGGCTAACTTTCTCTTCTATTTCCCCCGCCGAAAAAATACTGGCGGAGTTGTGGGGGGGGGGTTGGCAGAACTCCAGCCCTCCCACCGAGCCTTTGGCGAGGTTGGGTGCGGCAAGTTTCGTGGGAGGCGAGTTAATATAATGCATGGTTAGAAAAATCACTAATCCCGCCGAATACCTAACGCTCCTAGACAATCTTGAAAAGCAGTGGTTTTTTGACAACCAAAATGCGGGGCATGTTTTGCCGATTAGCAAAGAAGGTTTAGCAACCCTCGCCAACTCTCAATTACTAACTTGGAATTATCACTGTTGGTCGAATGAAGCATTGGATAGCATATTTTTGGGACAGTCAGGGTTCAATCCGCTGTTCAACCGAACAGCCTTCCAAGAAATGCTTTGGCTATCAAAAACAGGTTACGGCGTGAAATTGTTGAAAGCGGCGCTTGACTTTGCCAAGTCATATGATACACTAATCATGGGTTCAGTATCGGCCCGAAACAATGACAAACTAAAAAAATTATACCAAAAACTCGGCCTAAAACAGGACGGCGTTTGTTGGTTAAAACTCCAAAACCCCAAAACACTATGACAGAACAACGAAAAAACCAAATCCTCAAATTGGAAGAAGAAAACGGCGTTTATGGCGTAACTTGCGAATGCTTTGCCTCGATTCTAAAAGAAGATGGCTTTTCCCGCGCCGAAGTTGAGGAATATTATGCCGACGATCCTGAATTTATCGAAATGGCAAAACTTGATAGGGTTTTTGACAGAGAATAAAATGTGGCCCTTCTCTAAGAAACAGCCAATCTTCCGCGAAATTTCCCGCGAATACCTTGGATATAAAATGGAGCCATGTATGGGTCGCGGCGGAATGGGAACAGATGTTGACACATTTTCAATTTGGGCCGTTACTCTTGAAGACGTAGAAACGGGCAAAAGAAAAGTAGAAAAACAATTAAAACTGGAATTCTAATATGAACCTAGACTACGAAAAAGTCCTAACCCGCGCCAATCAGTTATACAAAGAAGCAAAGTGGGAAAAATATCCCCTTTACTATAACGAAGATGATGACTTTGAAATCGAAAGCGATCAGGTCAAGTGTATGCTGAAAGCCTTAATCGAAGAACTAAACAAGTGAAAACCCTAGACGAACTCCCAACCCTTCTCGATTCCATGATTTCCTCTCAAAAGGAGAAGAAATTAAAAACCTACGTTGCTAAGTATAAAGGCAAAAACCTAGTTATGACAAGTGGCAAAAGCTCGTGGAAAGCAATGAATCATGCGAAAGCGGCTGTTTTGAATCATTTTTCATATGAAGAACAAAGATACAAATATCCTCCAACAGAAAAATATATTGGAGCAGATGGACGAGAACGCCAAAACTATGACTACTCACAGGCAGAAAAAAGAGAAAAAGAGTTTCGCGCTAAGTTGTGGGAGCTAGTTGAAATTGTGGAGTTGAAAGACTAAATAATAAAAACCACACAAACCATCCCCAAAATAACAACTTTCCGCCGAAAATAACGAAAACCCCAAGAAACGGGCCGAAAATAATAAAAATGCAAGTCCGCCTACTAACAAAAACCATCGGCCTTCACGAATACGAAGGAAAGTCAATCGACGAAATCATCACGGGCATTGCCCGAATCAGCTCTTCTAGGGAAACGAATGAGCTATTTAATGAACCACACAAACTTCTTAGACATTGCATTAGTAATGGCCATTGGAGCGTTTTTGGAACATGTAATCTTGGGTTTGAAATCGTGACCAGCAGAGCGATTGGCCGCGAACTTCTCCGACATTGGAGCCTCTCTCCACAGGAATTCTCCCAAAGATACAAGGCCGTTTCAGAATTTGAACCTATTGAGATTAGAAAACAGTGCGCGAATAATCGTCAAAGCTCTACGGAAGTTTTTGATCCAAGAGACAATAATAGGCCGCTTTTAGCGTCAGAAGCTATTGCCTTTAGCTTGAAAATGACAAAAGACCTATATCAAGACTTGCTTCATCAAGGAGTAGCTAAAGAATGCGCCCGAATGATTCTCCCTGAAACGACTCAAACAACTCTTTATTTTAACGGCAAAATTCGAGATTGGATTACGACGCTTAATCAGCGTCTCCACAAGACGGCCCAAAAAGAGTGCCGATTGGTAGCAGAAGCGATTCGAGATATTTTTATTCAAGAGTGTCCGATTATCAGTAAAATGCTTTTCAATTTTGAGGATGCATATGATTGTCACGTTTTGGACAGGGTTCTTCTCGAAAAATACGGCGTTTATCAAATGGTAAAAACAAATGGTTACAAAAAGCTCGCCGCGAGTTAATATAAACCATGAGAAAAACCGTCGCCAAACAAATCCGCAAACTCGTCAATCCAGAAAACCCCGCTAGTCGCCGCGTTTACCGCCGATTGAAGAAAGCCTATAACACCCTTCCCCACAACAAGAAGGGTCAATTTTTGAAGATTTTGGGTTTGAGTTTTACGCCGACTAATACTCAGTAACAGTAACCCAACTTCCCGCTGTAATTGAAACAGTGTTAGGCCCGCTAGTTTCTTTTGCCGCGAGCAAGTGAAGGGTTGACGCATTATCCCCGTTAACCACAAAAGCGTTAAACAAAATATTTGACACGGAGGTATCCCCATGATCACTTGTGTTCATCTGGTTGTAACCAGTAACAGCGTAGGTTTTGGGCGATTTTGAGTAATCATTGATTAGCAAATTTCCCCGCGCATAAACAGCCTGATTCGTGCCGCTAAACCCTATCGAAACCCCTTCCGTGGTAGAAGAGCCAGAATAGTGAAGGTTGTAGTCTATTTGGTATTTTTTACCATTATTTAACCCCATAGATAATCCAGAAACAATCGAAGGCGTATTTGTTAATGGAAAGTCGCCAGTCAAATATTGGCTTAAAAATCGACTAGAGTTCGAGAAATAAAAGTTATTTTGAGCGATCAAAGAATAGTCCTCCAAAGTTTGTATTGACCGTTAGGGTTTTGTAGTTGAGCCATTAAATAAATATATCCCGTGCCGCGAGTGTAATCAGAAATTCCAGTTCCTTCGCCCGAAACAAGAATCCTTGTAAAGTTTCCAGTGTCGGAAACGGCGTATTCAGAAACGCTTAATCCAGAATGGCCCGAAATCCTTGACAAAGTATTGTCTGTAATCAGAATCTCCCTAGATGAGCAGAAACCACTCGCGTCTGTTAATTGGGCCGTGTATTTGATTGTGCGGAAGGGATAAGTCTCACTTTGAGAAATTGAAGAGCTTAAATTAGGATTATAATACTCACCAGTTCTCATGTTGCCAGAAATGTTAGCCACAACATCCAAGATTTGATAATCCGATCCAACAATTGTGCCAGTATGAAGAGTATGAATACAATACGCTCCATCCTGTAAAATTACAACAGAACGGCCCGTCAAGTTATTAATCGGCGGAGACGCTATTTCTCCATTATACATTAATCCGCTTGCATAGCCAGTAAATAAAACGCCCGATCCAAAGTTGTCATACGGCAAAATCTTATAATGGTAATAATTACCATCAACTGGTTGCTCGCCCTCATTAATTGTCAAGGTGTAGGCGGTTTTTTGTTCAAAAATGCTAATGCTTTTTAGCAAGTTTGCGCCAGCGCCAGTTCCCGTTACTACTGAGAAACTAGGAGACGCCCCCGAATAAATTTCAAATTTAGAAACATCATAATAATCTGCGCCGCTCATATACAAGCTAATATCAATCTTGCCAGTTTGTCTGTTTGGGCCGCTTGTTCCATCCAAAACGCCTGAAAATCCGCTGACAACGGCAGCGTTGTGATAAATTGTGTATCTCCCGCTAGACATTGAAGTGGGCGATTGCTCTCTCAATTTAAACGTTAAACGATAAGCTCTTTGAGGATCACCGCTGAATGCTTGAATGTTTTTCTCTTTTGAGAAAACATAAGTTGGACCGATTAATCCCGTTTCAAAATTCGCCCCGCTTGGAGCAAAAGAGCCGTTAGTGTATCGAACGTCAACATCAAACGTAAGATTATTCTGTCCACCATATTGAGAACGAGTGTTAACGGTTTGATTATACTTGTCAAGGGCTGAAATTGTTAGTGTAGCGTCTTCTGGAATACAAATGCCGCTTCCTTCGCCAACTGCTGGTGGAGTTGCCTTGTTATAAATTTGTTGGAAAGTGTACATTAGGCGATTGAAATGTTGGTAATGTGGGGCGTAATTAAGCTGGCGCTAGGCAAAATCGTTACTCCAGTTGATGAAGTTCTTGAGGTGTATCCCAAGCTTTGGTTTTTAGCACTCACGGACAGCCTGTAAAAGCCAACTTGCTCTTGGTCTAGCAGGACATAGTTATTTGTTTCTGTTGAGGATGTCACTCTTGAACCATTTGGTTTCGACAGCGTAACATAATAACTACTTGCTCCAACAACAGGATTCCATGATCCAGACAGGTCAACGACACTTGTTCCGCCGAAATTTCCGCTGGAAAATGCGGTTATAACAACATCGTTTAACTGATAATTTTCAACGATTGATGATGAAGTGTTGAGTTTTGGCCGCTGAATGAACGAGAATGTATCGTAAAAGTCGTTCAAGTTTTGCGCTGCCTCAATTTCTGCAAACTTGCCAGAGTTAAATTTGATAGCGGCCATTTCAAACTCATTCGGCGCGATTTCTCGAATGCTGGCAATTTTATAAACTTCTTTAGGCACGCCAGAAACAGAAACGGAATATGGTGTTCCAACTTGAACATTATGCAAGAAATCCAAGTTTGGATTGTCAACTGAGGTGTAATCAACAACTCCGCCAGTTGCCCAAACTCCTGTCGGGAAAGACGTGTTTGGTGATCCACTTGTAATAACGATGCCAGACTTGACTGCCCGCAAATACCAGTACGTTCCGCTTCTCGATATGCTGTAACCAGTTGTGGCATTAATCCCAGAAAACAAAGTGTATCCGCCGCTTGTTCCAATTCCAGAATACAATCCAGTTCTCGGGCCAGCAACTCCAGACTGTTGAATTCCAGTTACTAAAATTTGCTGATATTCTTGGCGCGGAGACAAATAAACATTGCAACCATATTCGGGCGAATTATCATATCCAGTAATTTTGTAGCTTTGGATGCTAGGTACATCGTTAGTGTATATGTCTTCAAAAGACAATCCACCGCTGTAACGAGCTTTGCCATACATTTCGTCCCAACTTTTGCCGCCGCTTGGCGAAACAAGGGTTAATTCGCCCAAAAATACCCCACTTTGGAATTTTTCATTTAATCTGACCGTTCTAGAGTCTGGGTCGATTGACAAAACGCGGCCAAAGTTTTTTTGTTGGGTTTTGAGTTCGTCGTTTACATTAATCAAATCTCCAGGTTTGACAATCAAAGCGTCCATTCCAGCCGTAAAGCTGACACTTTCATTTTCGTCGGTTGTCCCGTAAAGAATATGTTGGCCGATTCTATTCGCCAGCGTTTTAGACGTTACTCCAAAAGAATCGTAGGTTGTTTTGAGAACGCCTCTTTTACGAATACTTTCCACGTTTTCAACGTATTCAACCTTACTTTTAAAGTCGTCGTTTTCGTCCAAGTAGGCCACTTCAACCACGTTAAACTCTTGATCGCGGCGAGACGAAGAATAAGAGAAAATCCCTTCTTTGACGTTTGAGTTTGAAAACTCAAAAGCTGGAACTTTTAGCCTGTCGTCGGCGAAGTTAACCTCTCCATTGTGATAAAAAATACTGCCCCTGAAAGACGCGGCAATTGAATTAATTGTTTGAAAAACATCAGTTCTGTCGCCCAAAATAATGTTAATTGAATATCTTGGCTCTTTGCCGCCAAAAGCGTTTGGAACACCAACAAACACACCGTTTTTATCCACGGCATCACAGAATTGGCCGATTTTATAAAGCTCCCAAACGTTGATTTGTCTTGGGTCAAGAAAGTTTCCAAGGCCATACTCTTGATTAATCAACAGGTCAAACAACACCCAAGCTGGATTATCAGTCCATAGCTCTTTGAATGTGCCGTCCCAATTTCCCCTGTAAATTTGCAAATCGCTGGCAGTTGCAGCGCTAAAATCCTCTTGAGTTCTATACCTTCGCTTGTCTTCGCCGTTTGGTTTGAGGGGGAAATAGTTACTTGGAACAAAAACCCTTTTCAGTCTTGCGTCGTAGGAACGCGGCGGAATTTGTGAAATGTTTCGGCTGTCAATTTTCGTGCCGATAATCGCCGAATTTGGGTAAGAGAATGATGTACTGATTATTTCAGTCACTTTTTCTAGTGAAATTTCACGGCGAACCAAGACGGAGCTAGATTCATGGGTTGTTCTTGTGACGCGAACGAATCGTTTTTTACCAGATTCAACACTTGGCAGAACAATTCCAGAAGATGCGTTTAGCGCTCCGCCCGAATTTGACGCGGCCACAAATGAATATTTAGATAAAATAGACGAATTTTCTTCGCGGCCAATGTCAACAAGCACAGCATTATCAGCAATACCGCTAATCTGGTAAACTCTTTTTTGGACGGTTGACTCAACCTCTCGACCAAAAGAGTCTTGAAGACCCCATTCAACAGTAAATCTTACTGCTGTTGGTAGTTTTGCGCCAGCTTGAACGCTTCCGATTCCATTTAAACTTTGGTCTATTTGGTTTGTATCGGAAAGGGCGCGAACACCAATTGTTAAATACACCCTGTCAACATTGCTGTTTTCAATGACGTGAACAATGGGAATTGCGCTCTCAACGTAAGTTGATTTATTGTTTCCAGCATAGCTCGAAAAGCTTTTGCCGCTACGATTGTCTGTTGAACCTTCTCCAGAAGCATTTTCGGCCAAAGGTATCTCAGAGTATCCGAGAGTCGAAAAACCATTTGCATCACCAAAGTTTGAAACGCGGAAAATTGATCCGCCGACATTGAACGGGCCAGCTAATTTTACGCCATATTCTTTTGAAATATAAACTTTTCTGAAATAAGAGAGCGGCGTCTGAAATTCATCGCCCATTCTTGCCTCCGCCAGAACATTGTTATAGTTGTATTTTTCATTTGCATAGTTCAATACAACAAGCTTGGACACGAAATCTTTAATTGCTTGAACGCTTTCTTGAGTTGGGCCGTCGCCATTTTTGGCCCCAAACAAAATTATTGATCCGCCGATTTCAACAACAGTTGATGACGTTTTTCTAACATAGGTTAAATCAATATAATTCATCGCGCCAAACTTCTTGGCCGAAGTCAAATCGTCAATTTCCAACCTTTGGAACGCTTGATTCCGAACATCCTCAAGCAATACACAATTTGTATATTCGTCAACGACAAAATCAGAAGACACAGTTTGCGTCTTTTCTGGTGTTTGAAAAATTGCAACCGTGTTTGAGCAGTCGTTTTGAACCGTCTCATCGAAAGGTTCTCCAAAATTGATTTTTACGGCGAAAAACGGATACTCAGAATCGTCTTTTGTCTCGTCAAAAGAGAGAACGTTATTCTTTACATCGACCCAACTGTTATAATTGAATCTCAGCTTTTTCGCCGAAGCGTTTTGAGAAGCGTCAACGCCGAATCCAGCAGGCGATTCTGCAACCGTGGCAATAAGGTCTATGGACTTGTAAATGCTTTTGGCAATGTCGTCTCTCTCCCATGTGATTTCAAAAGAGTTGTCCCGAACAACAGAAGTTGGACACTCGAAAATATTTCCAATATCGCCGCTCGAAGAGACTGGAGAATATGTTAAACATGTGTATGGATCGTTAACGGACGCATGATTTGCAAAATAAGAGCGTGTTTTTAAAACACTTGGCCCGTATCTGCCTGTTAAAAATTCTGTTCCGCCAGTTGCGTTGACACTGGCTGCTCCAGTGAAATTTTTTTCATTAAAACTTCCCGATCTAAACCATAAACTGTAAAGATTATTCGCTAATCCAGTCAGGGAAAATTCCGCACTTGCCACGGCGCTTGTGCCAGTATAGCTTGCATCAATGCTTTTCTTAACAGGAACATCGTCAAAGTAAATGCCCTCAAAAATGCGATGGCCTTGAACATATTGGCCGTTTTGATTAACGAGTCCGTCAATAGGCCCGTCTGAAATCAGGTCAATGTTTTCGGCGTAAGAATAACTTGCCAAACTTTGAAGAGCGCCTAGTTTTGGTGGCTGCAATTCTGCTGGCGGCGGCGGCGCTGGCGGAGGAATGCTTATGCTGACATCTCCGCCCCTTCTTCCAGCACCCTCGATAATTGATTTTTTGTTTAAAAAGTGCTGCATTAAATTTGCTGGTTGTGGACAATGCTCATGTAACTTTGACCCTCTTCAAGGCTTTGGGAGGCAAATTCATCAAAAGTGCTTACGCTGTTTGGGTAACTTTTGATGTTTTCTTGGATAATAGCGCTTCCTACGCGGAGTCTTCCATAGGCGAGAGGAATAGGATTCCCTTGAGATGCAACGTTTTCTCTGTTTGAGAAAAGGAACGACTTGCTTGTTGCACTGGTTGCGGCAGTTGATTGGTTGGGGTTGCTTTGAGAAATGGCATTTGCTTGTGGCGGTTTTGTTAGGAGGCTTTGCAAACCAAAAGAAATGGCCGAAAATGCCACAGCCAAAAGCATTGACCCGATTAGTGTTGCTGTTCCGCCGAGCGCAACGCCGCCAATTGCTGCAAGAGCGCCCACAACCAACGCTGCTACGCCAGCGCCAAAAATCGTGGGAACAATGTGAATTGTTTTCATTTTTGAAACAACGGACAAGTCATTTTCGTTGGAAAGCTCCCTGTCATCAACAACAAGAGTGTATTGGCAACCATTTTTGCCCAATTCAATAATTTCTTTGTTGAACCCCTCGAAAGAACACTCTAAAGCCCTAAACACATCTCTTGGTTTGGAAAGCGAAAAGCAGTGTTTTTTGCCATATTTTTGGCCCAAATAACCATGAATGAAAACGGTGGTCATAACAGCTTTCCAAACTCCTCTAAAAGGTTTTCGTTCACTTCGCTGTTTTCAGGAACATGCAAGTGAAACTTGTTTTCTGGAATAGAGTAAACTAAAAAAGGCAACGCGCAATTCTTAGAGTTTGCCAAGTCAAATTCGCTAGGCTCACAACCACTGTTTATATGAGAATGAAACACGGCCACGAAAATATACTCGTTTTTAAACTTTAAATAATCCAGTGGCGAAATAGAAAAATACTTGTTTGGCTCTGGATTGTGGTTGTGCATTTGCTTAAACAAAAACTCTTTGCCGTCAAAGCCAATAAACCCGCAGATTTCGGCCATTGGGCTAGTTTTTGAAGCTGTTATCAATTGTTTAATCATTAAAACCGATATTTGTTGGTTGCAGGATACCCGCCGAAAGGAAGATAACCCTTGTAGCAAAGGTTTGTTGGATCGTCCATGAAGCGCTTTTTGCAGCCAGTGATTGTTTTTGAGCACTCGTCTTTCTCCCAATAGAGAGAGCCGTTTGGCTGGTTTGGATGATTTGTTGGGCTGGAAACGTGGCTGGCAATGCAAACGAAAAATGTTTTTGGCGGATTTTTGTAGTTTTCAACGTAAACGCAAGCACCTCGCTGGTATGTTTCACCGTTTACCCAAAGGTTTCGCGCCGATTTTAGCTCAAAATCACCCGTGAATGGCGAGGAGAAATCAGAATCGTCGGATTTGCAAATTGGAGGACCACAATAATTGCATCCTTTGCCACGATACTGGAAGGGACAATAGTTTGCAATAATGGTTTTCCCCGCAATGTTAAAGCTCTCAAGGTCAAATGGATAAGTTAGCTCAAGCTCCACAAGTTCCTTGTTTTCGCCAGTCTTTTGAGAAACAACATATTCCTCACGAGAAAGAATGCCGTTTGGGTCTGGAATTCCGTATGGGTTTGTGCCAGCGTCAAAGTTTTCAGCATCCAAACACCGAACCATTGTTTTGATTATCACAATTTTAGCGTTACGAAATTCATTTTTTCGGCGCAAAAGTTGAGAAATTTGTCCTCCAACGTTGGAAATTCGGATTTTTGGGCGAGAAATTCGTTGCTGGATGTTGGTTTCCGTGGAGTCAATTTCGGCGGCAATAGGAGAATATCTGATTCCCCCGAAAACGATTGACCCATTAAAACCATTCGTGCCATTTACAAAGGGAAAGTAATTTTCGGGTTCTTGCAACGTATCATAGTAAAGCCTATAGAGATTCACCACCGCGCTTGGGGCGATTTGCAGCAAGTTTCTTTTGCTTTTTTCTGATAGAGCCATGAGTTTAAACCGTTATCCTTGATAGTGAGTTACACTGTAAAGGCACACTAACCACGCTTTGGAATAGTAAAAATAAGATATTTAAAAAGTTCTATGTTATTTTTTAACAATTAGTGTAATATATTTAGAGTGAATCATCGCGGTTATAAATTTCGTATCTATCCAGCGCCAGAACAAGAGGCTGTTCTACGCAAAACAATTGGATCGTGCAGATTTGTCTATAATTGGGCGCTAGCACAGAGAAGAGAGGCGTGGGTTAAAGAGAAGAAATCCATAAACTACGCCAAATCGTGCAAGGCGTTGACGGAGTTAAAAGGCTCTCCCGAAAAGGCTTGGCTTAATGAAGTGTCGAGCGTTTGCTTGCAGCAAAGTTTGAATAATTTAGATGTTGCGTTCGGCAATTTCTTCAAGAAACGCGCCGCGTATCCCTCGTTTAAAGCTCGCAAAAATGGCGGTTCTGCGCGGTTCACAGATAACGCTTTCCGCCTAAAAGGCGACTATCTTTTTCTCGCGAAGATTAAAACACCCTTTAAAGTCGTTTGGTCGCGCCCGCTTTCCAATATCCCAAATTCAGTAACCGTTTCTCAAAATGCTAGCGGTCAATGGTTTGCCTCATTCCTATGCGAGGAGGAAATTGCCAAACTTCCGCCTTCCGACAAACGAATCGGTATCGACGCTGGTATTGAAAACTTCGCAACTCTCTCAGACGGGCGAAAATTTCAATCTCCGAAAGCGATTCGTAAATTGCGCAAGAAACTAGCACGCCTGCAAAGGCGTCACTCTCGCAAAAAGAAAGGTTCTAAAAACCGTGAACGCGCCCGCAAAAAAGTTGCCCGTGTTCACCAGCGCATCGCAGATGTGCGCAAAGATTTCCTCCACAAATTGTCAACTCAACTCGTTCGCGAAAACCAAGCGATTGCTTTGGAAGACTTGTCTGTGTCAAGTATGGTCAAGAACCGCAAACTTTCTCGCGTAATTAGCGAGCAAGGCTGGCGCGAATTCAGAACTATACTTGAATACAAGTGCGAGTGGTATGGGCGAGAACTACTAATCGTAGATCGTTGGTTCCCAAGTAGCAAAACCTGCTCATGTTGTGGAGCGAAGGCTAGCTTTGGCCTAGAAATAAGGCAATGGACGTGTGGCGCTTGCGGCGCAAGCCACGACAGAGACGTGAACGCCGCGAAAAACATTTTGGCCGCTGGACAAGCGGTGTCAGACTGTGGAGTGGACGGAAGACCAACGAAGAACTACGTTCTTCGGGGCAGGACACAACGAAGCAGTAAAACGAAAGCGCGAGCATCGAAAACAACATCTCTTAAAGATGAATAAATGTCAAACTATCGAAGAGTTTTATATTAACGGCAGCTTTTTCGCGAAAGAAAAGAAGGTTCTAGAAATTTGGAAAACCTTTTGCCTGAAAAGTCCGCCGTTGCCCGAATTGGGAAAAGGCTCGTTGTCGGGCCGACACGACAAGATTTTTGACTATTTTCGGCGGAATTTTGAGAATAACCTGTGTTTTCTAGAGAAAAATGGCCGATTTGTGATTTTTGGAGATGGGAAAAGCTGGCTGGACGACCCAACCGCAACCTTACCCGCTGGTAAATTGGCGACAATGATTATGGGCGCATCAGAAAAAACCCTAGACCCATACGATTCTATAAAAATGCTGCAAGAGTTTTTCCGCCGATTGAAGGAAAAATACAGTTATGACGTTGTAGCTTGGAACCAAAACAGGGAATTCCGCCGAAAACCATTTGAGCGGCTAATGAAGAGACTCGGGGCGAAACAAACGGGAGATTGCTTTTACTTGAAACTATGATTGAACACAAAAAATTCAAACACGCACTAGACAAACACGGCTGCGGGGAGATGGGATTTTCCGCCGAGGTAGTTTTTAAGAAATTGGCCGAAGAAAAAGGCTATTCCGTAAGGGTGGCCCGTCGTGAAGAACAGTTTTCTCATGTAGATTTCATTCTTTCAAAGGGGAAAGAAGAGTGGAGAATCGACGTAAAAGGAGCCAAACGCAAGAAAAGAACGGACGAAAATGTAGATTACACCATTTTGTGGCTGGAATTTCGTAATGGCAACGGCGGAGAGGGCTGGCTTACAAAGGAAGAAAAGGGCGCAACAACAATTGCTTTTGAATTAGAGAACGAATTTGTTATTGTTTCGAGGAAAGAATTGCTGGAATTGGCAAAAAAACTGTGCAATCTCGAAAATCGTGTTGACTCGGCCAAAAAGGCGTTGTATAATGGTTACAAGAGATTCGGGCGGCGCGATTTGCTGTCCATTATCAAAACAGAAGACTTATACAAAATCAAACACAGCATATGGCCGAAAAACTAATCAAAGACGGAAAAGTGGCAGTTCTATATTCACCAAGATATGGGGCGGGATGGTATAGCTGGAATACGGAACATAAAGACTTGCTTTTTCATCCAAAAATCGTTCAAAAAGTTCTCGACGGAAAGAGAGAAGAGATAACCGACGAATTCATCCAAGACCTTCTTGGAATTAACATTTACACGGGGGGGGCAGAAGACCTTGAGGTGGAATGGATTGCAGAAGGGACAGCGTTTGAAATTACAGAACATGATGGTTACGAACGAATTGAAACTATATCTAACCACGAATGGCTTGTCTCTTAACAAAACATGAATAACCCACCCCAAATCCCTCCCGCTTACTACTGCGGAGGCTATACGAGTCTAGCAGAATGCGCTGAATGCAAAGCAATTGGCCAATATTGGGACTTCCATCCAGTTAACCCTTGTGGTTTTTGCGGCGGAAAAGTAAAAGAAATTGGCGCTGGAATTTGGCGACAGAAAGTTGTTGGGAAAAAGTTTTTCGGCCTATTCAACAAATACGAAGGATATTGGGAGAAAAAATGATTAAAATCAAAACAATCCTTAACCACGGCGGCTCCTATCCCTTCCAAATCGACGCATTAACAATTGATGATAGGATGATTTATGGTCGCTATAGAAATGGCCGAGTTCGCGTTTACGTTGGCGAATTTGGAGATTTCTCAGAATATGCTGCTGTAGATGGTGACATGATATTCTCTAATTTGATTGGAGACGCATTTGACGGAACTATGACCCTCGAAGAATTTAAAGAAGCGACCAAAACAACGCTTGACTTTTCTGAGGCAGTAGATGATAGTTAAACATGCTAACCTTTAAATACAAATTCTACGAACGCAGTCCTGATGGGCTTCTCAAACAACCTCCAGTTTTAGGAGCGTATTACGATGAAGACTACTCATTGAGGGGCTACTTTGACACAGAGCAAGACGCTAAAAATGTTATCCTAAATTTACAAGGACAAGACCAACATTACGCGGCGGAATTAGTTCTTGTTCAGGAGGTTGTTCATACTTACGAATAATATGGCCCATTCATACTTTCACGCAAAAAGCTCCGCAAAGAAATTTGGCGGTAAGCTGGAAGACTACCTTCCACTACATTGCTGGTTTGACGAAAGCAAATCTTATATTGCGGAGGCACAACACCGCGCTCTGAGGCATCACTCGGAGGGAATCTTTATGGCGGAAAAGATTTTCGGCCAAATCATTAAAAACTCCGTTGGGAAAGAAATTCCAGTGAGAATAGTCGGAGAACAACACATGTTGGAGGATTTTGGCTTTATTCCAACCGTAGCCGATTGGTTATTGAAAATTCCACTAGAGCCTTGGATGTATAAAAAAGCGAAAAAACTCTCAAAAACTCTATGAACCACCCGCTTAAAACCCTAAACCAAACCTATCAAATGAGCATCAAACCTCTAACAGAGGCTTACGAAAAAAGCCTAGAACAAGAGCAACAAAAATTTCTAAAAGGAGTGGTTGAATTCTTTGAGGCGAAATCTATTTCTTTTGAAGGTGGCGAAAACTACAACGACGAGGAATATTACGACGACCTGATGGATTTTTATGTTGATGGAGAATCCGTTCAGTCTAATTTTAAACTCGGTTCTCAAGTTTACGAAAAACTTTTCGGCGAAAAGTCTCCCTATACAGACGAAGAAGACCCGTGGGATCAATGGCGCGAAATTAAAGAAGAACTAATGAACCAAATGCCAGAATTCATCAAAACCAAAACCTGCTCATATGAAACTAACTGAAATCAACGAAGCCCTCAAAGCCAAACAATCCGCCGCCGAAGAAGAATACCTAGATTCTATCGGCCAATGGATTTGTCTTTTCAAACCAGACGCCAAAACCTTTGAATTTGAGGGTCATAGCGAATATAATGACGAAGGAGGATGCGATATGTGGTTCTCCAGCCTTTATATTGACGACAAATCTTTGGAAGAAATCATTGGCGAAATGAGCAAAGACGACATTCTCAAGTATTTTGAGGTTTCAAAGTATTACGCAGACGATTTTAAAGAAAGCAGCGATCCAGAAGAAATTTGGGACATGGTTAAAGACAAATTGGATTTCGATGAGTGCGTTTACGAATATGGAAAACAAGAGATTTAAATTCACAACCGATGATGACGGCCATAACTACCTAATTCCCGCCGATAAGAAATACGAGTGGTTCTCCTATCCGCAAGAATTCTATCGAGCCAACGAGGCTTGCGAACCTTTGCCCAAACAACCAGATTGGGTTGTTGAGATTGATTCGCACGAACTTTGGAGCTTTGAAAATCCGAAATTAGAAAAATGATTAAACACAAAAAACAAAAACGCGGCTACTCCTGCATTGCTCTTGACCGCCCAAAATCTGCCAGCAATGTTGGCGGCGTTCTTCGTGCGGCGGGTTGTTATGGCGCTGATTTGATTGTTGTTTCGGGCCAAAGATACAATAAATCCAAGCTCGACACCCAAAAAGCTCACAAACACATTCCTCTTCTAGAAGTCCAAGATATTGAAGCGTCTGTTCCAAAGGATTGCGAAGTTGTAGCGGTTGATTTAGTGGACGGAGCGACTAATCTTTGTAATTTTGTTCATCCAGAACGAGCCATGTATGTATTCGGCAGTGAGGATTCAACCCTTGATGACCGCGTTCTCAAGTTTGCGAAATATAAGGTTTATGTTCCAACGAACCACTGCATGAATTTAGCCGCAACAGCTAATGTCATTTTGTATGACCGAATGACGAAGAGAAAGGAATTCGATGTATAAAACTTTTTATAAGGCCCAATCTCACACCTTCTCAATCCATGAAGTTTTGGTTCAAAAAGCCAATGAAAAAAGTGTTTGGCTGGTTCAACGTGCTCTTTTCGAGGGCGAAAATGACATTTTTAAAGCCGTGGCCCGAAAAACAAACCACGAACAATACTTTGAAACCCTTGAACAGGCCAAGTCTTTCCTCCAACCTCTTCTCGAAAAGGAAATAGAAAGAACAGAAGAAAAACTAAAAGACCTAAACGAAGGAATCACCCTTTTCAAACTCCGCGAAAACAAAAAAACTTGACAAAAGCAAATCCCTAGAGTTACTTGTGTAATGACAACCAAACTAAAACTCGTTGACGAATCCCCTCTTTTCGCCAAACATCATAACAGTGTTTGGGAGACAGAGCTAAACTTGCTAAAAGAAACGGCCAAAAGTATTGACGAACGGTTTCCGCTTGGATTGTATAGTCTTAGCATTCAAAATGTTTTCGGCGAAGAAATTGCCGACTTGGAAATTCAACATGTAGAAATTATCGGCGACAACCATTTAACCTTATTTGCATGGTTGACAACCGCCGAAAACTGTGGTAAAGTAGCCCTAGAAGTCCTCGAATGAAACCCTTCCTAATCACCGCATCCCTATCTTTTGCAATGGTGTTTGGCATGCTCTATGCCGCGCATGGGAAATTTTCCGTAACCTACGAACAAGTTTTCGCCGAAAAACATATAATTCTCACTGAAAAAATGACTCTCTCGCAGAAAATTCTCCTCCAAAACAAGAAAGGTTTCATCAAGTATGTTCACTAATTTGGCCGCGATGAAATATCCGCAAGACTATCTTTTATTGATTGGGGCGTTTTGTTTGATTTATTTTGTGTTTTCTTGTTGGAAGAATGGCACATTTCCGCCGAATGTTGGTTGACAAACTGAAAAACTAAGCTAAAATAATTTATGACACCAAAACCCAAAACCCTAATCGGCAAAAGAGTCGCAGTGGCGAAAAACCTCAGCGCTATTGAATCTTTCAATGGAATTCCCGCACTTTTCGGCGAAACTGGAACCACTGTAGCACAAAATAGCCTCGGTCAAAACTTAACCGTCCAATTTGACTGCGGCAAGAAAACCTACCTTTACGAGGATGAGTTGTATTTCCCAGATTCGCCCGAAGGATATAACCAAGCTTGTTTTCGGTAAAAACCAACAAAAAACTTACCAAAAACCGCCCAATAGCTTAACTAGGCACAAAGTAGTCTTGCTAGAGACGAAAATGTGACGATCTAGCAATCGTTAAAGCGCTCCTATGGCTGGAGAGAAGGGGTTCAAATCCCTGCGGGCGACCAATTTAAAAACAAAAAACAAAAACTATGAGCTACAACAATGTCGGCAAAGTCTGGACCCCCGATTCATTCGGAGAATATTTGAAAACAATCAGTTAATATAACCAAAACAACATGACAACAGAGCAAATCAAATCAATTCAATCAAAAATCGGCGCGACTCCAGACGGATTTTGGGGGCCAAAATCAATCGCCGCTTGCCAAAAACATCTTCGTTCGCTAATGCCAAACCCCAATCCGTGGCCGAAAAGTGATACCGCTTCTATGTGTCGATTCTACGGAAATCCTGGAGACGAAAGAAATCTTGTAACTGTAAATTTTCCATTTACGACCTTTTACGAGGGTAAAAAGATTACAAAATTCCGTTGCCATAAGAAAGTGGCCGATTCTCTCGTTCGCGTATTGAAAAGTATTGGAGAAAAATATGGCAAAAACCGCGAAATTCTTGAAGAGGCAGAAGATTTTGGCGGCGTTTATAATTTCCGCAATAAACGTGGCGGTTCTAGTTATAGCGTTCATGCATGGGGAGCGGCCATTGACCTTGACGCTGACGATAATACGTTTAGAGATTCTTGGCCTATGAAAGCCGACATGCCATTGGAAATTATGGAAGAATTTGCTAAAGAGGGGTGGCTTTCTGCTGGCGCTTTTTGGGGATATGACGCAATGCATTTTCAAGCGACGAAATGAGTTGCAAGCCAAGATCACTACCAATCGAGCTTCTTAAGGAGACTTTTGAAGTTGATGAGAATAGTCCAACAGGATTAAGATGGAAAACCCGTCCTCGTCATCATTTTTCTAGCGATGGCCGTTGGATCGAATTTAACAGAGATAGCGCTGGAAAACCCGCTGGTGGCCTAGAAAAATTAAGAGGAAGAAAAAAGAAAATCTCATGGAGAATTAACATATATGGAAATGTACATTTCGTACATCGAATTGTATATGCTTTAGCTCATGATATTGACCCAATGAATCTTTTAATAGACCATGTAGATGGGAACCCACTGAATAACAAAGTATCAAATCTTAGATTAGTTGATTACAATCAAAACTCCCTGAATAGAGAGGGAAACAAGAATGCGAGCAGTAAATATAAAGGCGTTTGCTTTGCCAAATATGCGAATAAATGGAGGGTTGGAATAACAAATAAGGGCATAAATTATCATTTAGGATACTTTAAAAGAGAGGAAGATGCTCGTGATGCTTATAGAAAAGCAGCGATCCAAATACATGGAGAATTTGCCAAATTTGAACTTGACGAACATGAAATTCCGCCTACCTTAAATAAGCCAACAATAGCTTTATCTTCCGAGCTAGAAAGCATTAAAAACAAATGACAATCTTCGCCCTCATTCAGTCTTTCTTAGAAGTCGTTACGCAATACTTTCGGTTGAAAAATCAGACTGTTTATTTTGATCTTCTTGAGAAATTTGATTCGCGGCTTGACAAACTGGATAAACAGCGCCAAGTTGCTAGATCAAAAACCACAACCGAAAGTCAAGCCTATGCGGACGAAATTGTTTCAGAAATAGTCGAAGAAAAGAAAAAACTGGCCGAAATCAAGAAATTTTTCCAGAAATAATATGAAAACAATAATTACCAAAAGAGTAAAAGGAATCGGCCAAGGAGCAGCAATTGGTTTTCCAACGATTAACGTTTCTCTGGACAAGTTACCAGAAGGCGTTGGTATTGGTTTATATGCGGGAAAGGTTTATAAGACTTTTGATTGGAACGCCAGAAACGCAATCGCCTGTTTTTCAAAAACAAAAGATGGATTTCGCGGCGAAATTCATGCCATCCATCCATCTGGAATAGGAGATTCGTATGAAGTCGGTGATAATGTTCAACTAAAGATTTTCTCAAAGTTGAGAGACTATAAACCAATTACGGCCAAAAACCGAGATAAAACCATTCAACAGGATAAAACTCTTGGCACTGATTTCTTTAAAAGGAACGGTAAATGTTCAACATGCAAATTCTTTTGTTCCGCCGATTATGGATATTCTAATTACACAGTAGAAGGAACCACCTATTCATGTTTGAAGAAACAATTCGCTGATTCCGAAGATTCTGACATTCAATTCGCCAATGAATCTTGCCAAAAATTTGAAAAAGGAGAGCCTTGGTATTTGGATGTCGATGGAGAATCAGAAAAACCCACAGAAGAATGGCTGAAAGAAAATAATTGCTAACATGAAAAAACTCCTTCTAATCCTCCTTCTAACTTCTTGCGCCCAAAAGCCCGACATTTCGCCGCTTTCTAGAATCTATCAACCCAAGGTTCTTATTTTGGCCCCAAATACAGAAGTAAAAACAACAGAAGGAATCTACACCAGCGGCCCAAAACCCGAAATCTGGCACAGCGCAGAAACGGTTGAGCGTTTGGAGAAACAGTTGAGTCAATTTTGATATGTATTACCTAACAACTAGCCACGGACTAAGGGGATGGTTTGCCGTTCTTGTTGACGATTCTAACGGTTTTCCAGAACCAGTTCAAACAGGATATGGTTCATACGAAACCGCCGAAGAAGCCAGAAAAGAGGCCGAAGAATGGGCTGTCGCAGAAAACTTAAAAGTAAGATAATATGATTGAATACTACACTGACAGCGCCCGAAAGTCTTTATGGGTAGCCTCTAGAATTTCAAAAATTAGTATTGCTGGAGGATTTCCCGAAACCGCAACAACACTAATTTGTTTCGCCGCAGAAAAAAACTCGGGCTATCACATCGGCCAACAAGTCTCTAATCCTAAACTCGAAAACTCCAACTGGCAACCTCTCGAAGGAGAAATCCAAATCAGCCAAATCCTGTGCTAAATTTCAACGAATTCTACACCCAAAAGTTCAAAGAAATCACGGCCCGAGGTGTTGGGGCTGGCCTTTCTGAGGCCGATTCAAAAGATTTGGCGCAAAATGTGTTGCTTGACTTTTGGAAAAGACTGAGCGCTGGAACTGTTGACGAAAATAAAAACGTTGACGGTTTTCTTTCCGTAAGAACAAGGTGGAGACTTGTCGATTTGATGGATAAAAAGAAAACCTTCTCCAAGAACTACGAAACAATCGGCGAAGAAAACAACCTAGACACTCTACCTGCCGAAAGTAAAGAACAGCCTGAAACTCATCGCCGCCTTTTAAAGCGAGCAATTCAAGAAATTAACCCCAAAAAAAGCAAATGGTTTAAACTATTCTACGAGGCCGTGTTCAATGAAAAACCCGTTGAACAAATTTGCGCCGAGTATAACGTCAAACCATCTACTGTCCATGTTGAAAAATGCCGCCAAGGGAAGAAGCTAATCGCAGCGGCCCAAGCTCTTTTGAAAAATGGCTTTTGAGTTTTCATTTTTCAACTTCTACCGTTGCCCAAAAGGCTGGCAAATTTCAATCGGCGAATTGAAAAGATTTGACAACGGCAAAAGCTGGTGTATCTTTCTTCTCAACAAAAGGAAAAACCAACCACTACTACTAAAAACCTGTGCCTGAACCCGCTGCAATCACACTAGCAAAAGCTCATTTGGAGACAGTTTTCTCTGATTTTATCATTTTTGGTCTTGATTCGCGGCAAAAGCCAATAACCACGACCGAAATCCCTTGCTGTCAGAGCGAGAATAATCGACAAATCCTGATTAACGAATACTTAAAAATCCACAAATCATGAGCGCGGGCAAAGGCAGCAAACCACGCCCCGTTGACAAAAACAAGTGGGACGAAAATTACGACCGCATTTTTAAAAAGCGCAAAACCGTTGCTGAGTGGCAAAAACATTTCGGCGATGTGATTAAATCATATGACGGATTCCGCGAGTATAATCAAGACGATTTGTTGACGCGAGAAGAGTATGAGTCTGGTTTTGTAAAATGCACACATTTTTATCATCCAAACCGCCCAAAACAATGAACAAAGAAATCGCCGACCTGTTAAAAGCAATCCGCCAATGGATGATTGATAATGATTACGAATGCGGAAAACAAGGATCATATCTTTGCGATAGAATAGAAGAAGTTCTTTACGACAATGGGTTTGATAATTATACACAAAAATGAACCTAGATAATCTAGAAATTATAGTCGGTGTTGAGAACCGAAAATGCGATTGCGGGTTTGGCGAATTTTGCCCCGAAAAAACGGTTTGTGATGGTTTCGGCGGAGTTTGGCAAAAGTGTAATCGGCCAAATTGCGGGTTGAGCGTTGTCAGGCCAGGAAATGTTCAGTGCTGGTGTGACGACGTTGGGGCAGATTATTTGGGAAAGGGAGATTGACAAATCGCTAAAAATAGGACAAATTAAAACATGAAACTGCTCGGCGTAACTAACAATAAAAAAATCCTAACATCTGTCGCCCATTATGATTATATAAATTAAATTATAATTTGACAGACTTCAAAAGAGTTTTGGTGTAATAATTTATTGATGCACCAAAATTTAAATCGAAGCGGTATTTATGGGATTAAGAATAAAATAAATGGAAAAATCTATATTGGTAGCTCCAGTAATATTAGGCTTAGATGGAAGAGCCACAGAAGTTCTTTAAAAAGACAACATGGCGCAAATAGATACTTTCAAAGGGCATATAATAAATACGGGCTTAATTCATTTGAATTTTTAGTTATTGAGTTTTGCGACGTTTCTGTTTTGGTCGAAAGAGAACAGTATTTTTTAGACCTCTACAAAAGCTATGAGAAAGACTTTGGATATAATGCGAGCAAAACCGCCGAATCTAACCAGGGCTTTAAACATTCCGAAGAGTCTAGAGAAAAAATTAGAAAGTCAAAGTTGGGGTTAAAAATGTCTCCCGAGGCAAAAATAGGAATTTATTTAGCAAATAAAAAAAATGTTTATATGTTTGATCTAAGCGGAACCCTTATTAGGAATTTCGATTCCGTAACGAAGGCTGCTAATTTCACTGGTATTCACAAAGATAATATATCAGCATGTTGCCGAGGTAAGAAACAATCAATGGGTGGTTTTATGTGGTCTTATTCTCCTACCCCATTACCGCCCTATAAAAAGAAAATGCGAGGAAAGAAAAGAATATGAAACTTTTAGGATTTCACAATAATAAACAGGTAGTTGCTTCGGTAGCTCGTCACGATTACAGAACCATAGGAGAGGGGGAGGATCGTATTATTATGGATGGCGGTCAAGATTTAGATGGTCATGGCTGGTATGGGCAATGCTGGGGCAAACCTATTTGGATTATGGTTCCTCAGACATTTGCCGAACTCTATAACGACTGGAATCTCAACAAACCACGAAAATATGGCCTTTGGAACCTAGAAGACGTTCGCCTTCTATCCCCCGAAGAAATTCCAGACACGGAAAGCTTTGAATGGCGGGCTGAAAATGCAATTTGGGGAACAAATGGCCCAGACGGCAAAAGTTTGACAACCTATGTCCTCTTGAAAGACTGCGAACTCGGCCATTTAGAGAAAATCTCTCAGCTTCTTGAATCACGAAAGAATTTACCATTCTCTCCAATAGAAGAGATTGAACAGATTAAAGAGATTGTAGATTATTGGATCAAACAAAAGTCCTAGAATACCCCAAAAGATCAAACTCAGATTCAAACATCTCTATTACCTTGCTCCGAGAAGCCTTGTTCCAAGGTAAGGATTGCGAACGGTCTGTAACATTTTCTCTTGTTAGGGGCGGAAGACCTCTTATTCCATAAGTTTTTAGCATTTGAGGCCAACTTTTTTCTAGCTCTTCCAGCTTGAGAATTTCAGTGGGCCGAAAAACAGCAGAATGCGTCCAAGTAGTTTGAGGTTTTAAAATGAGAACGTCTTGACGATTCGCTTCCCAACTTTCGTAAAGGAAATCCACGAACTGCTCAAACGAACAATCCTCTGGCAACCCATAAACTCCATGCAATTTTATCTTGCGGCCAAATAAATACGCCGATTCAATGCGGTGGAATGGATTCCTGACTATTGCAAATGAAAAATAGTCATAAACCTGCCTTCCGATCAGCGAAAAAATGTGTTCGGGGATAACATGGCGCACATCGAAAACTCCCTTGTATAATGGATTTCGGCCAAAAGTTTCTTGAAAGAGTCCTCGATGCTTTTGGATTAAATTGCGACTACCGCAACACTTAGCAATGCTGGAACTAGCAGTCTTGGGAATCTGTAATGCGATAAAAGAATACACCCATTTGCTTTCGCAAGTTGAAATCGGACTAAACATCTGGAACTTTTGGCAGGGTTTGCAAAAAATATACTAACCGTTGAACGAGTTCGTTTGTTTTTCGAGTCCAGCAAGAAAAGAAATGGGCCGCTTCATCTTTTGTTGGGCGAACATATAGAGCGTCTGTGTCAGGATATTTAGAAGGTTTGTCGCTGTCTATAAAAACAATAACGTCTGGAGCCACTATTTTGCGCAACTCGGGCGTTGGACAAATCATGTCAATGAGTTTAATTTCGGCGAAAGATTGGCTGGCTAGTTTTCTCATGTTTTGGGCCGCAAGAATTCGCCCGCTCATAGAGAAATCGTTGTTGTCTGTTTGACGCCTCACATCATTGTTATTGAAATAAGCGGCGGAAACGTGTTTTAAAAATTGACGGCAAAAATAGGACTTTCCCTGTCCGCTTCTAGATGTCACCAAAATAGTCATTGACAAGTTTCCTTTCTTGAGGTAGGTTACACGCACAATGAACAATCTCGCCACTATTGAAAGAATCTCAGAAATCCTTCCGCACTCCAACGCCGACAAGCTTTTGGTTGCGAAAGTTAGAGGATATAATATCATCATTCCCAAGGACAAATACTCAGTGGGAGATATTGTCGTGCTTATTCATCCAGATAGCACTCTTCCCTCCACGCCTTGGGCCGAAACATTTAAGAAATACGCGCCAAAACGTGTCAAAGCGTTGCGTATAAGAGGCGAGTGGAGCTTCGGAATTATCGTATCGCCAAATGAGGTATTTTCGCCCGAATTTATAGAAGATCAGTTTGGAGATTTCACTTGTTCTATTGGGGAAGAAGTCGGCCATTTGATCGGTATTTTAAAATACGAAGCCCCTCAACCCCAAGAACTAAATGCCAAAGGCAATCTTCCGTATGGCATTTTCAAGACGGATGAAGATCGCGTACAGTCTCTTAAATACGTTCCAATTGGAGAAACCTCTGATATTACGTTGAAAATTGACGGCCAAAGCTCAACTTTATACTGTAAAAAGGTGGGAGACGAGTGGAAGACTGGAATCTGCTCTCGCAGCTTGGAAATTAAAACGGATTGCTCCAACCGATTCACCCGAGCTAATGAAAAGTATGGGGTTCTTGATAAACTACTCTCCTTTTGTCAAAAACACGACAAATCCCTAGCCCTGCGCGGTGAAATTTACGGCGATGGCGTTCAAAACTTTCCAACAAATCCACACGCAAAACTGCCGCTAGATTGGGCGTGTTTCTCTGTCTTGGATTTGGACACGCTTCAATATCATCGAAAGGATTCGCCGTTTTATTTTCCTCTTGTTTGTGAGGAATTGGGATTGCCCGCTGTTCCAATTATAGAGAAAGATGTTGTTTTGACGAGAGAACTGGTTGACAAATACACTAAACTGGACGACCTAAACGGCCAATTGTTTGAGGGCGTTGTGGTTAATACGTCCAAAACAAGCTTCAAGATTTTATCCCTAAATTACGATCAAAGAAAATGACCTACCCCGACAAAGCCAAAATCCGCGCCGAAATTAAAGAAAGAATTCTAAACGGCCAAATCATTATCCCCCAAGACTATATTCTCGACTCAAAAGAGTATGTTGAAGTGTTGGCTAGGGACGAATTCAAGAAACAACGCAAACTCTGGGACGATTTTCAAGAGCAGGAAAGAAAAACTTTCGCGCCGAACTAGAAGACGAGTTTTTGGGCGAAAAAACACTTTCGCAAAGTCAAAAAGACGCCCTATGGGATTTTGCGTGGATGGAAGGTCATTCGGGCGGAGACGGAGAGGTTAGGAATAAATACATTGACTTGCTGAATTTTGCGATTATCATTCTTTCACACAAATAAACCAAACACCACATGCAAAAATACCTAAACAAAACAACCGCCATTCTCGCCGCTCTAGCAATTCTCGCTTGCGGATTCATCGGAACAATCGTTTTCGGACTAACGGTTCTATCTTGGCATAATACCGCCTCTTCCCTAAGAAATAGTTATGAAATGAAGGTTGTCGCGAATAGTAGTGAGCTGGACAACCTCTGGAAAAAGATTAAACAATCTGCCCAAGTTCCCGAACAAAAGAAAGAAGCATTCAAGGAAATTTTTAATTCCTACGCAAGTTCTCGTTCAACTGGCGGCGAAAACCAAACGATGACTTGGATTAAGGAGAGCGTTCCAAATGTTGACTTAAAAGTTTACGACCAGCTAATGAACATCATCACTGGCTCGCGAGACACTTGGACAATGAAGCAAACAGAACTCGTTAGCATCGCCGAACAATATAACGCACTGCTAGTTTCGCAACCCAAAGGGTTCTTCCTGAGCGTTTTCGGCCACCAAAAGATTGACCCTAAAGTTATCACTTCGGAGAGAACCGAACAAACCTTCTCTACTGGTAAAGACGACGACATTAGCTTGAACTAATATGTGGGCGCTTTATTTTTCATGTTTAGTGCCGATTTTTATCGGCACTTTTCTTTTCTTCTTTTCTAAGAAGGTTGTTTGGTGGGAGTGGTTAGTTGGAAGCGCGGCGGCTTTCCTTGTCGCTGGAACCGTTCACTGGACTTCCTTCAACAGTCAAACGGCTGATTTTGAAACGTGGTCTGGCCAAATTACTCATGCTCGGCAGTTTTCGGCATGGCAAGAATATTATGAAGAGGCGATTTACCGCACAGAATACTATTCTGATACTGAAAGCTATACCGATTCAAAAGGAAGAAGACAAACACGCAGGGTAACTAAGTCTCGCAGGGTTTTCGACCATTGGGAGCCAAGAACCCGATGGCATAGCGAGTATTTTACTTGTTATTCTAACATCGACACCAGCTATTCTATCTCCAAAGACCAATACAACCACTGGAAAACCCAATGGCAAAACGAAAAGAAAATTCGCGGTGACAGGTCAACCTTTGAGCACAATTCGCGCCAAATCGGCGGCGACCCGTTTGACTACGAAACGAGTTGCCCGAGTTCAATAATCGAGCCAATTCATTGCCAAAAATCAGTTGTAAATCGCCTAAAAGCGGCCCAATCTGTCTTTAATTTTGTCAAAGTCTCGCCAGAAACAGAAAAGCTCCTGTTCAAGTATCCTGAATCAAACAACCCATTCTCGTCTAACAGGGTTTTAGGAACAGCAGCGTCTAAAATTTCCACAAAACAATGGGACATTTTAAACGCCAAACTCGGCCCGATTAAAAAGGTTAATTTAATCATCGTGGGGTTTGATTCGCCCAATCACACCTTGGCCGAAAGTTTGAAATCTTTTTGGATTGGCGGTAAGAAGAATGACCTCGTATTAGTTTATGGAAATGGCTGGTCAAAGGTGTTTGGGTGGAGTGATTCGGACATTCTCAAGAGAGACTTGGAGCAACTTTTGCTACAGAATCCAGTCGGCGAAAACCTTTTGCCAGAAATTGAACGGTTAATCTTGGACGAATACGAAAAAACCAATTGGCATAAATTTGACCACCTGAGCATTGAACCAGATGGTTGGGCGTGGTTTTGGTTCTGGTTTTGTTTGATCGTTACGCAGACGGGACTGTGGGTGTTTTTTCACGGAAATGGCGTTGACAAGTTTAGATTGTGGATTAAACTCTAATATGAACAAACCAGACCCTCGCAAACCAATCCCAATCAAGCGCCGCCCGACTAGCAGCGAGTGGCAAACCATGATTGATAAAATGAAAAACATCTCCCGCCCAAAATGAACCTCAAAAAACTCCTCAAATCCATCTCCGCCGAAATGGAGAAACCCTCTAAAGACGTTAACCTTAACAAGCTAAGGACAGACATGATGATGGCCGCTGCATTACTGCATCCAGACAGCGATACAGAAGTTCCAGCCAGCCTATTCTCCCTGTTTGAGAATGACGCTAGAAAAGCTGCAATGTTGGCAATTATCACGATTTACGCTCAAGCTGCTGCCCAATAATATGACTATCCTAGAAACCACCCGCCAAATTATTCAAAAACACAAACTGGAAGAAAAGCTCAGTTTTAATCCATTTAAAGAACGGCGCAAATCAAAAAGCGGCGGTTGTGGATGGGAGGGAGGCGCTGTAATTGGATTTAATAGTTTTCCAGAGTTTCAAGGCTCATACGAAAAAGAGACAACTCTTCAAATTAGATACTTTAATAGAGTGCCTGATGGATATTATGGGTTTGACTGTTCGTGTTGGCCGATTAATTGGCTAAATGCGCTGGAAGAATTTTTGGCCGAATTAGAAAAAGATTCGCCCGATTTTGAAATTTTCCAGGTGAAATTGAAGCTAGGAGGGTCGAGAATATACCTTGGAAATCTTTCAGAAGATGCTAGAAAAGCGGTTTATCTTCTTGAAAATGCTATGTCCGATGATAATTTGATCTATTAAACATGAAAACAATTATAATTACTAGAGGCGTTTCAGGCAGCGGTAAGAGCTTTTTCGCCGAAACTCTTTTGTCACTTTCTCCAGAAAAAGTGGCAATTTGTTGCGCCGATGATTTCTTTGTTGTTGACGGCGAATACAGATTTGACACCTCGAAACTTGGGCAGGCTCACTCTTTCTGCAAAAAGAGGTTCCACGAAGCGGTTTTCGATCCAAAAATCGAACTAATCATCGTTGCCAACACCAATGCAAAACCTAGCGATTGGCAATATTATTCGGATTGCGCTAAAGTAGAAAACATTCCAGTCATTTTCGCCGTGATTGAAAACAGACATGGAGGAAAAGATTCTCACAACGTTCCAACTTCTACACTTGACAGGCAGGCGAATAACATTAAAATGTCCCTATGTCTCTAGCTCACAAAGAAAAAACCCTCCAAAAAAGAAAACAACTGCTAGACTCTCTGAGAGCCAAAAGAGAAACAGCGGCCAACTTTTTGAAATCATCTGGCGCAGACGAACAAATTCTTGAAGTTTGCGATTGGGGGTTTAGGATGAGAATGCGCCAAATTGAATTAGAAATATCAAAACTCAAAAAATGATCCCACAACTCGGCGACCAGTTTAATTACAAAGACGGCCAAATCTTCGGCCACGATTGCGTTTTGATTACGCCAAAAGATATGGGCGTTGATTGGAACGACGAGAACAAACATTATCGGTCTGTTGCGATTCGGAAATCGGATGGTAGGGTAATTTCTAGGGGATTTTCAAAGTTCGTGAATTGGCTCGAATCTCCAAATTTTGAACCTTGGAATCCAGAATGGGAGTTTGAGGCTCGTCACAAGCTAGATGGATCGCTGGCTCTTTTAAGTAAAATTGACGGCCAAATCATTTTTCGCACAAGGGGTTGTTTTGACGCTCGAATTCACGACAACGGCGCGGAAGAAGTTGATTTCTTGATTCAAAAATATCCGAGTCTATTTAATAACTGCTATATTGACTCTGAAAATTATACGATACTCTGTGAATGGACCACTCCAAGTCGCGTAATTGTGATTAGAGAATCAAGCGAGCCAGAGCTAATCCTCCTCGGAATCATCCAAAACAAAAGCGCCAGACTAGAAACGCAACATAATTGCGACGTAATGGCCGAATCTTGGGGAGTTAAGCGTCCTAAGAAATTCACTTACTCATCCGTTCAAGAATGCCTAGACGACGTAAAGGCATGGCAAGATAAGGAGGGAGTTGTTCTCTACCACGAACAGTCTGGAACGATGAAGAAAATTAAGGCCGACCTCTATCTTTCACGCCATCGTCTTAAATCTCATATTTCCAGTATTTCTAATCTGGTTGATTTTTACATGACAACCAGTAAATCGGCGGATTACGATGAGTTTTTTAAGGTTGTGGAGCAAAGTTTGGATTTTGAGCTTGCCACACAAGCGGCCAAAGATATTCAAAAAGTTGTTGACGCTCACAAACAAATTGTTAGAGATTCAGCGAAAGTTTCGTGGTTTCTTGAAGATGTTCGACATGATTCCCGAAAAGAAGCCGCCGCAAAAATTATCGCCAAATATAACGACTGGCGCAAAAGTTATGCATTCATGGCGCTTGACAACAAACCAATGCCAGATAAAATGTTGGCCGAACTAATCATCCAAACATGCAAAAGCTAAATTTCCGAACCAAAGATTATTCTCATATTTATTTTTCGTCTGATTTTCACATTGATCACAAGCGAGACTTTATTTTTAAACCTCGTGGATTTGATTCATGGGAAGACCATACTGAATTCGTAGTCAAAAACCTATTATCTCTTCAACCAGATGATCTTTTGATTTATTTGGGTGATTTTGCGCTTAACACAAGCGATGAAAGGGTTCAATCTTTGCTTGATGCTATTCCATGCGAGACTTATATGTGTTGGGGCAATCATAATTCGGGATTGAAAACTTCTTATCAACGGGCCAAAAATAATTATTTGGCCGAAAGATTTGATGATGTTGACATTTACCCCCTCAAAATTGCCCGAAATGTGACAATGATGGGTGATGCTTTTTATGTCTCTATTGATAGGCGAAAATTTTATTGCAATCATTTTGCTCCGACAATTTGGGACGGAATGCAACATGGGTGGGGATGTGTTTGCGGCCATAGCCACGGAAGCCTTGAAATTGCAAATTATTACAACGACGAAATGAAACTCCTTGACGTTGGAATTGACAATGCTCTAAAATATCACGGCAAACCGTTATTCGAGTTTAAAGATGTTTGTGAAATCATGGATAAGAAAACCCTATACGCTCCAGATCATCATGCTTGATAACAACCTATCCCTCCCCGCTGACCAATCTTGGGCCAAAATGGTTCAAAATCAGGGCCGAAATCGCGTGACAGAATGCGCCGAAAGCCTTTACCCTATTGTTCGGGCTGTAAAAAATACCGACCTTCGCGCAAAAGAGCTTGCAAACGCCCGAAAATTGGACGACTTTGACTTGTTGAGAGTAACAAAAGAAGAACTTCCAGAAGAATAACATGAAAAGAAAACCCATACTCGGCGAAATCCTCTATAGTTTAAATGTCGGCAACGCATTTCGGCACGGAGTTGAACAAAAACTCACGCCAATGATTGTCCATTCCGTTGGGCGAAAGTATTTCGCGCTCAAACACCTTGACTGGAACTCTTTTGTCGAATTTCACATCGACACATGGCGGCAAAAAACCCAATATTGCGAAGACCATAAACTTTACGAAACAGAGCAAGATTGGCTAAACGAAAAGGAAGAGCGTCAAATTTCCCAAAAAATATGGAAAACATTTGAATACGGCAGAAATACTAAAAATTTGTCTCTTCAAGATTTGAGAATTATTAACGAAATCCTTGTAAAATATGAAAATATCATTTGACGGCCTCCGCCGAAACATTGCTTGGGAATTTAATAATTTAGCCGCAGAACTAGCTATTATTCCCTTAGATCAACCAATTATGCCATCTCATCTTGAGAGGATAAAGAGGTTTGCCAACGAATTGAGAGGAAGCATTGGCGGAATGCTTTGTTGCTATGACGAAAACCAACAACCCGAAGACTTTAACGACTTGTCGGATTTGGAATTGGAGGAACTTTGACATGCAATACGAATCCCTGAGAGATATAGTTTTAGCAACAATTAAATCTTACTGCTCTTATTGGGGCGTAGAAATGCCAGAAAATATCAGCCAATTTTCTGACCAAGAATTAATTGACCTTGCAAACAAAGAGATGTACAATTTGTGGTAACAATGAAAGGTAAAAAAGCACTCCTATCTAAAGTCTTCTCAGACATTCAAGATTTGCCAATCAAGAATTCTGATTCGTTTAACAAAATTCGCCGCAAATTCTACGACATAATGCGTAAACACGGCATCAAACAAGGAACTCGCAATAGAAACGGAAGCATTGCCGTTAACAATCCAGAATGGCAAGCTGCTGAATGGCTTTTGGAGGAGAGGATTAGAAACTTTGTGGCTTTGGAGCTTTGCCTTAATTGTTTTAAAACGCCGAAAGATTTGGAGGCATATTAATTATGAAAGCCGCCGAACTAAAAGAACTAATTGCTGAAATCCCCGACAACGAAGAAGTCTATTATGGTTATTATAGCCAAGACTACGAAGAAAACAGAAAAGACGACGACTTTGATGTTAGACTTTTCTTTGAAAAGAATGGCGTGAAGTTTTATCTGATTGGCGGCCCAAAACCCTGTGACGCCATTTCACAGGAGGAGGTTGAGCGCGCCCAAAAGTGGCAAAACATCGTAAAATCTTTCCCGCAAAAGAAGGGCTGGTTTCTTGAACAACCAACATGGAAAAATAACGGCGGACATGTCAGTTTCAAGACGGGGTTATTTGAATACAGTATTAATATTACCATTGGCAAAAACAAACTAATCGACGCAAACTTTGAACAAAGAGAAAGCTTCGATTCTTGGGAAGAATTCTTCGACAAGGCTGTTCCGTATGTCAAAAAAGCGGCCCAAAAACAAAGAGAAGAATTGGAAAGCTTGCTCGATGAATAAATTCTCTACTATTCACACAATTAAACATTCCCTCTTCTCATACAGTTGGGAATGCGTTGATCCTAAATATCCATATAAAAGCCAGAAAAAATTCTGGTTCAGGAGTTCTGCTTTAAATCATGGGTTACAATGGTTGTCGTGGATGAAATTGGGCGAGCCTTTGTTTATGGAGCGGGTTTGTGAGCTTTTGGCCGATTTATCGGTTGACCATTGGTGGAATTAGGGTAGGTTGGAGTATGAAACTATTCAACTGGAAGTCTGGCCGACAAAAAGCTACTCAATCGCTTCAAAAACTTTTGCTCTGGGAGGGTAAAACTTGGGACTGTTTTCTTTTGAAAATTCCTAAATCTACAATCCACTGGCATTTCGACAAGGTAGAAAATAAAGAACACCATAGATTCAACCTAACTTTATGGGGTCTTTGGAGATTTTGGCGAAAGAATAGCTCTGGAACAGAAAGTTTTGTTTGGCAGTTTCCAATTCATTATCATATTTTTAGACCTGATATTGAAGAACATTCGGCGGAAGTTTTCAAAAATTCCTTGATTTTGTCTATTGGCTGGGTTAAATAAAAGCATGAAACTCTCCCTCTGCTGCATCTCCAAAACCCTCTCTGACAACGGCCATTCGTTCAAAACGATGACTTATACGCAGTTTTGCAAGCGGCCATTTGATGAATCTTTGATTGAACTTTCTGAGCGTATTCTTCACAATTTCAAAAACACTTTGCGGACAATTCGGTTTTGTCAGCTTAACAACATTCAAGGTTATCGACTGTCTAGTAGTCTTGCGCCAATTTTGACACACAAAAATGTTAATTTGCGCATTAGCGATCTTCCAAATTTTACCGCAATCAAATCAGTCTGCGAGCAAATCAAAGCAGTTTTGGCCGAATCTCCTTTGCGCCTTTCCGCTCATCCTAGCGAGTATATCACACTTTCCAGTGACAATCCTGAGTGTATTAACAATAGTATTCTCGACCTTCAACAGCACGCCGAAATTTTTGACTTGCTAGACTTGCCAAATGACCATCGCGCACCGCTAAACATTCATGTCCGCGCCGAAGGCGATCCCGTTAAAATTGCCAATCGTGTTTGGGAAGTTTACGATAGTTTGCCAGACAATGTTCGCAATCGCCTTGTCCTAGAAAATAATGACAATGCTAATGGTGTTTGGAGCGTCAAAAATTTGGTAGAGTATTTTCGCGGTATTCCAATCACTTTCGACACATTGCATCATTCTTTGTTGCCAGATGGGTTGACTGACCAAGAGGCATTTGATTTGGCCTACGATACTTGGCCCGTTGAACCAATTTTCCATTATAGCGAAGGAGTAAATGGCACGCGGAAACATGCAGATTTGCCAGTTTCTTATCCAAAAGATTATGGGCGAGGGGTTGTTTTCGAGTGTGAATTGAAGGCAAAAGACCATGCTATCTTCAAAATCCGACAATTGGCCGCAAAATAAGTTGACAAAGCATTAGTTGAAGGTGATACTGTTCCAGTATGAACCTCAAACTACACAGCGAAAAACTCTACGACCTTTCGGCAAACACCTATTGCGGCCTTCTAATGCCAAAAGATGTTATGGAAAAGGCCGTCAAAATTCTACACAAAAACAGCCTAGAATTGCGCGAATTATTCGCGGCCAATAAAGAAAAACTGCGGCCATCTGACTGGTCAATGAGCAGTGGTCCAAACCCTGTTTATGTTAAGTTCTTCGTAGAGAAAGATTGGCAAGAAAAGGTTGACGCTCGAATTGAACTTTTTAAATTGAAACAGCCAGAAGCAATTAACGAATGCTATATTGTTGAAGAGTATAAAGATGGAAGAGAAATCGCCGAATTCTTGAAAAATGACCAAACACCACAAAGTTGACCACCTGACTGAATTAAAAACGGGCGATTTTGTCCTCGTCAAAGGACAATGGGCCGAAATTTATTTGATTTCTGATGATGACGGCATTAACACTTCTCGCGGATGGGTTTGCCGAACAGAATTGGATTCAAATTGGCAACCCGACCCAGAAATTAAGCCGTGGATTGTTTGTGCCGCCAACAAACACATTGAGACGGGAACAATTTTTTGCGGCGCAAGACATTTCGACAACCTAATGCGCGGCCAAATTAAAGCGGCCAATTACCCATTTACGGGTTACGAGCAAGGCTTTGTTGACCAATTCGGGCGATTCTACGACAGGGGAGAAGCATGGAAAATTGCTGAAACCAATGGCCAAATTAAAAACAAAGTATCAACAGAAGGAACTTTATATAGCGAAAATCTTTGGTAAAACCCTTGACAACCCCTAACTCCTAACCTATAATCTACCCATGACAAAAGACGAACTAAACGACTGGCTCAAAGCCAATCCCGCTATTGATCGTGAATTTCGTTACGACGAAAATGGCAACAGAGAGGGTCAAACTTATCACAAAATCGGCGATGAATATTTTGAAGTATGCTGGTCAAATGATCGCCCTTGCGAAAAGTGGGGCGATAAAGGCCCCATTCGCGGCTTTTACGAACCAAGAAAAGTAGAAAAAACGGTTGACCTTGTTGAAATTATAAGCTATAATTAATCTATGAAGAAAACAATCCTTCTCCCAAATAACGGCTTCGGCTGCTTTTTAATGTCGTTGATTGCGATTTTGTCATTTGTTGTGCCGCTTGTTGTTGTTTACTGGTTAGCTTCTTTAGTTGCGCCAATTTTCGTATCTGCGCCAGTTGCACTTTTGGCCGCTGTCCTCGTTTTTGTTTCTTTTGTTAAATTCAAGTAAAAATAATATGAATAAAAAAACCCCACCCAACACCGCCGCAATCAAGAACCTGAAAAGTCAGGGTTTTGAAGTTAAAATCCATCACTACCGCCGCAAAAAGTGGAAAGACAAGTTTGAGCCTCTTTTGGCCGACAAAAAGATTCGAGAAGCTATGAGTTATAACACTGGCACTGGCACTATGGGCGCATTTGGATACCACCTTTTCAGCGAACGCGGCGGGGCAACAATTCTTGAACTCAAACGCGGCGAAGAAGAAATCAAAGTTCGCGCCGATTGTTATGTGAAAGACAGCTTTAGTAAGCGCCAAGGTGTTCTCGAATGTTTGAAGCGTCTTGAAAAACTTCATGGGATTAAGGTGTAATATGAAAGTCAAAACTCTAATTGAAAAACTTCAAAGTTTTGATCCAGAAAAAATCGTTGTAATTCGCGGCTACGAGGGAGGCTATAACGAAGTGGAAGAAATTTCGGAAGTCCAACTACGACCTGATGTTAAACCTTGGCGGAGCTATGGTTCTCATAAAGAAGATAAAAATGGAGACATATTTGCAATTAAGATTGATTAACAAATGACCTCATCCCCCGCCCCAAACCCCCCGCCGAACAAAAAGAAACTTTTTGTCTATCGCGGGCCACAAAAAGAATGCCAGAATGTCATTTACGAACTGCTGCAATCTCCCGACAATGAAGGCGACGAGTGGCAAAATGGCGGCGAAAAGATGGTTTACCTTCATTCTATCGACCGAAACATTCAGCCTGAGAGCGTAAAAAGTAAATTCGCCGATTATAAATTAGGTTCTCACGACGATTTGAACTATTGCGATGTTGACAAAGACGGCGTAGGAGGCTATCTTTCAATGGAAACAGAAGAAAATTTCAAAAAATACTACCACCAACTCGGCCAATGACTGAAACCATTAAATGTCCATCCGACAGCCGATTAACTTTTGAGGCCGTTTACCATCCCGCAGAACCTCAAACTGGAGAGTGGCAGCATTCACTAGGGACTCCGCCAAGGCCAGCATATTATGAAATCACTGGCGTATCGTTTAACAATGGCGAAGTTGATGTTGACATAACCGATTTTGTCATCGACTATGCAGACAGCCTTCTCCCCAAATGGGAGGACGAATTAACTCAACAATAATATGCAAAAACTGTCTTTTAGATACGGCGCAAAAACCAGAACGCTTAACCTGCCAATTGAGCGGCCCAAGAAAATCTTCGTGGAATTTTCAGATGGAGAAGAAATTCCTGTTCGTAAAATTTATAATGTTGAGGGTAGGGCGCAATGTATTAAAGTTCTAGTTGACGATTGCACCTTTACAAAAGCAAAAAATGAAATCGCCGATTTAAAGCACGACCTAGAAGTTTCTCAAAAAGAAACCGCCGAAGTGGAGGGAAATGTTCGCTCCGAAATTGAAAAACTTAACGATGAACTAGATTCCGCCGAAAATGCCCTACAAGACTTTGAACTTCGCACGGGATTTAAAACCAGCGCCCGAAGTTTAAACGCAAGAATCCTAGAATTGGCCGACCATGTTGTAGAGCTTCAAGAAAGGTTTTATTGATATGACCTTCCAAGACCTCCAACAAGCCGCCCTTTACCAGTGGCACTATGAAACCGAACATTGCAAGCGTCTTTTGTTTGGCGACCTCGCAAAATTGGCTGGAATTTGTGAAAACATTCTACAAGGAACCGCCGAAACTAAAGAACTCCAACGCTTTTTGGTTGAAAACGACAAATCGAACGACGCATGAAACCGTTTCTTTTTCTTTTGGCCGCTCTAATTTGTTCTTGTAGCGCCCCAAAACCCAACCTTCCGCCGAATAAAAAGACTGTTCGCCTTACGGTTTACTGGAAAGCGGAAGATGGCTGGACTCGTCGTGGGTTTACTTCAACAGGTGAACCCCTGATTTCCTACAAAACAATCGCCGCTGATCCCAAAGACTTTCCCTATTATACAAAGGTTGAGATTCCAGAGTTTGGCATTAAAGGCAGTGTGGTTGACACGGGCTCGGCCCTGCGCACAAGAAAAGCTGCCCGAGAAATGGGCCGCGATGTTCCCGTTCTCGACTTGTATGTAGAAAAAAGACAAGACGCGCTTGACTTTATCAAAGGTAAGCCGTATTTTGTTGATGTGTATTATTCGGAACCAGAACAAAAGCGATGATTAAGCCAATCTCTCCAGAAGAAGCCAAGCCTATTCGGCCCGATATTCCGCCATGCATTATCGAGGTAACAAACAAGCTAATTTGCCAAAAACTTAGTGGAAAATCGGCCAAAATCCTTCAAGACGAAATCCTAAAAGAAGCTTGTGCTGGAATGGACAATCCCGCCGCTTTTCGAGAACAAATTTTCGCCAACAAATGGCTAGACATTGAAGAAACCTATCGTAAGGTTGGATGGAAAGTAACCTACGACAAGCCAGCATATTGTGAAACGTATGAGGCGTATTTTATTTTTGAGAAACCATGAATTTTAGAATCTTTAGCAAATCTCACAATCTTTACACCAACTCCCCATCTTGGCCCTCCAATCAGCGAACAACGAGTGAATTTGTTTTGCGGCCAGATGGCAAGATTGTAGAAATTGTTTTTAGCGGAGATTGGGGCGTCTCTATTGAGACGCTCGATTCTAGAAATTATATTGTGGAACCGTGGACTGGTTATTTCGACATTAAAGGTAGAAAAATCTATCGTGGTGATATTTTGATAGCGACAAACGACCCATCATATGAATCAGAAGTAATTTGGAACGAAGGATCATTTGTTTGTAGATCAACAAAGAATCACGATGACCAAGCGCTCTTGGATATGGACGCAAGAGTTTGGAAAAGGGTTGTAGTCAAGGGGAACATCCACGATGTAGAATACACCGACTAATTTCGGCCCAAAATGCTAAAACTTCTCTACTGGTCAGTCATTAGCTTCCTCTACTGGTGGTGGAATGGCCCACAAAAAACCAAAACGGCCCAAAATATACGCCAAAACAAAAGAAAAGCATGGGCGGAATTTAAGAAATTCTAGTGTAATATAGGGGAGAAAGACCTTCTCTTATGAACGACACAATCAAATTCCTAACTGAAAATTCAGAAACTCTTATTGCCATTGTTACAGGCGTTGTTACCGTAGCCTCTCTCGTAGCCAACCTTACGCCCTCTGACAAGGATAATGGATGGGTTGCTAAGATTGCGAAAGTAGTCAACTATTTGGCCCTGAATTTCAAGAAAAAGTAATCGCCCTTTAACCCTAACCAATTAGCCCTCGCCCGAAAAGGTGAGGGTTTTTTTGTTGACTATTTGTTATCTTGGGGCGAAGATAAAGAATGAATCTCCCGCCATTTGAAAAACTCTTAGAAATCTTTGATTCCTCAAAGAGCCAAAACAAAGAAGTATCAGAACTTCAAGCCGATTTTTTGGCGCTAAAAGAGGTTTATGATTTTATTCTCCAAAAGATTAAAGATACCGATCAAACGCCGCCCGAAGGTTTTCAGGAATCTGCCGATAACTCCTCAACAATTTTGTGTGACAATGAGCGCGAAACTTGCGATCACAAGGAGTTTTAGAGGGCCACTTACGAGTCTCCGCCATATATAAGTAGGAGAATAAATAGCAGTTAGAATTAGCAATATATTTGTCTAAATTGACAAAACCGAGCCATTTTGCTTTTATTTTCTTGATGGTGAACTGTTCACACTCTTTTTCGATAGAAATGGCCGCTTGGACTGCTTCTTTTTTCTTGTAAATTCGCCCGCCGTTGATGTGGTGGAAGAATCTGTTGTAGCCATTATAGGTTTTATAATCGTGCCAGATTGAGCGCGGGTTTTTCCACTGGTCAAGGTGCGACTCCTCATGGAGTGCGACACTTAAAATACTCTCTTCGTTTCCGCCGATTGCCACTTTGAGAATTTTACTTGCGTCGTCAAAATATCCGCCACATCTTCCGCTGCCAAAATTAACTGACTTTCCGCCGCTTAGGATTAATTTTACGCCATATTTTTGGCATTTTTGGTCTAGTTCTCGCAAATAGTTTTTTATTTCTCTTGGCAGCTTTTTGAATCGGCGGAGAGCTTGGGAAACGAGAACCATGCCCTATATTACAGCTCAAACAGTTAAACCTTGCCGCCAAAAAAGAAAAAAAAGTTTGTTGACAAAGCGGCCCAAAATGTGTATCATGTTGGACTATGACAAATAAAGGAAAATATCCGAATGCCTGCATTAAAGAAAATCCACACGCCAGAAATGTCGGAGGGACTTATTACATCCACTTGGAGAAAGATGTTTATCTAAATAAAGATGGAAGCGTTGGCGTTTACTCTTACAATAACGCATCAAACACATACTACCCCTCAAAAGAAGCCGCCCAACTCGCCCTCGACAACTTTATGAACGAAAAGAAGCCAATCACCCTTGATGAGATTAAATCTCAATTAATTGAGGCAAAAAAACTGATTGGTAAGAATTTTTATAATTATCACGATAAGAAAACCTATATCTGTAAAGATGTTTTTCTTGCACTTGAAGTTAGCGGAAAAACTAGCCCCATGATGGATTGCGAAATCTCAAATAATGGATATTGTATTGGAGTGAGGTCTGTTAACGGTTGTCTATACCCATTTTCCATATGTAAACCAGTTTCAGTCGTAGAAACAACCAACCATCGCGGCGAAAAATACACCGCCCAAGACAACGGCCAAACGTGGAAATTTGGATGCGCCGAAATTTCCAAGTCTCTAGTTAAGGAGCTTTACGAAACCATGAGCGAAAATCACATTGGCAACCGCCAAGCCTCAAAAGTAACAATCGGCGCGGCTGATTTTGATTTTGACACGTTGAAAGCTTCGGTGGAACTTGAGGAAGAGAATAATAGAAATAGTCCTCTTTAATTATGACTTTTAATCTCCCCATCGACGCCCGAGACAATCCCAATCTCGTAGGTGAACATTTGCGCCACCTATTTTTCGACCAAAATCGAATTGGCCCAAACTATTCTCTCGGCTGTTATTCAACTTTTAATTTGCGCGAAAATGTTGTAGAATTGCCCAAACAACCTGTTCCAGAGTGGGGTCATAGTGATGACCCAGACAAGTTAGTTCCTTTCGCGGATGAAACTTGCGAATTTCATTTTACTTGTGCCGAACTAGAAACACTCGGGGGAAAAGTTAAAATGCTTTATTACTGGTTTGGAGACGGTTTCCTATCTTTCATCCTTCCAGACGGCTCATACCTCTACAACAGCGATTGCAAGAAAGATTATTGTTGGAAATTGGTTGACAGCTTTGAAGAATACTGGCATACTACACTATCGCTATGAAAGACTACCCCGAACACGACAAACTTTCCGCCGTAAAAGACAAATCCCAAGCAATTGGCGAATTCTTGGAATGGCTTGACTACGAGAAAAACTATCGCATTTGTTCTTTGTGCGAAAATGATGATCCGTGGCGAAGCGAAGAATACGTTCCTATTTTTACCACAAATGAGAAACTTCTTGCTGAATTTTTCTGCATTGACCTCAACAAGCTCGAACAAGAAAAAAGAAAAATGCTTGACGAACTCCGCGCTCAAAACTATGATTCGTAAACTACACCTTCGATTCCTCTACTACCTCGGCAAAATCTGCAAATTCTGCGGTTTTTGCCGAAAATGTGGAACAACTCTAAATTTCACCCGTCACAGCCAAGGCGTTTGCCCGAACGTTGATTGCCGCGCCCGATACTAATATGTTCACCCTAAAAGACATCCAAAACGCCCTCTGGCCCCTCATCAACAAAGACGCTAACACGGGAGACGAGAAGCGTTTCAATGATTTTTTGCTCGATGTCATCAACGAAGCTCAAAAACTAATCGCCGAACGTGAAAAAACTCGCTAAAATCTTTGGCTGGATCATTTTCGGCCCAATTGTTTGGCTAATTTTTAGCATTTTGGCCGCCATTATAATTGCCATAGCTCTATTTCAAATGGCAACTAACAAATTGCCGACAAAAGACAAAAACTATGGCTTGACACCTCCCGACAAAGCGGTTATTGATCTTAACTAACATGCAAACAACCTACAAAATCCTAACCTGGCTCGCGTTTCTTTGTTTCCTCTCGTTGCCAGTTCTTTTCTTGATTAAAAAATAAACACATGATTAGCCTCTTACACGATTGCGAACTATACGTTGACAACGGCGACTATTGCGGCGACGGTTGTTGCTGGAATCCTTATTGGGAAACCGAAAGTTTCATCGCTGGCGAAGAAATCGACGAAACCGACCCAAAAATTGACACTTCCAGCTTGACAGAAGGAGAAGATTTTGTTAGAATTGATTAACATGAAACTAAAAATCCACAACCGAATCTACAATTGGACCAACATTCGGGAAATTTATCCGAGCACAAAATGGGACGAAGGCTCTTACTATCCTCAAATCGTCATTGTTTATTCTAATGGCGAACACAGAAGCGTTACGTTCAACATGGAAGAGTATAAGAAAACCGAAAATAAAAACGCCCTACAAACGGCCCAAGACCTTCTCGACAAAGCAATCACCGAAATGGCTTAACCTTACAAAAACATGAAACTCATCGACCGAATCTCACCCTGCCTCACAAACAATCCCCGCCAACAGCTAATCGACTGCTCGACAGATGCCGTTGACTGGCAGGAGAACTTTTATTATCTCATCGGCGGACTAATCGCCAAATACGAAAAAGAACCAAACGCCGCAAAACTTGTCAAAAAAGACTTGCAAAGCGCAATCTTTGAGCTACAGTCAGTCGTCAATGGAATCCATTAGTTTGCTCCGCATAAAATTTAACAACAAAACAAAAAAACATGGACAAAACCACAATCAACACACTAATCGCTCGCGCCCGAATTCTCTCGAAGGGCAGGGGGTCTAACAAAGGACGCCCACGCGAAATCATGGCTGAATCTGAGGCCGAAACAGTCTCAACAATGCGCCGCCAAAAGGTTTCCATTAACGCCATTTTCCGTGTAATGAGCGAAAAAGGCTTGACAGGATATAAGAACTATCGTAAGTTTAAGGCGGCATATACGAATCACAAGTTGTATGCTTGAGTAAATTGCCAGACCTAAAATCTGGCCCGAGAACGAATCCGAAAGGAGAGGGCAAGTCGAACCCAAAATCTAACTTGACACGTTATGCAGGTGGAAACCCTGCCGTTCTTAAGCTCCCAACCCAAGAAATCGTATCTGTTCAAGTATTGGTGTTGTTTTTATAACAGATGTAGGCTTATTGAGAGTTACGCCTTGAAAATGCCGAAAGTATAAAAACTAGCAATAGTCATCCAAGTCTTTTTGAGACTGGTTAGTAATAGTTTGTGAGTTACCTAATCCGTGGAAAGATTCGATGGCAGGCTTAACGCCACCAAAAAAATTCACACTAATTTTCTGAAACCAGAATCCAGCGGTGATACAGTGGTTCACTTGGGTCGTGAGCAACCATTTTGAGTTGCGAGGCGTCCATTTAGCCAGCCAAAGCTGCGCGTAGCAAGTAGCTGGTAAATAGCTCAAGGCAGGAAGTAATGGGCCTGCCCGCTGGATTCTGGTTTCTACAATTTTGCCTTGCGTGTATGAGGCCATTCCTAAACACGAAAGCTGATGAGGAACGCTTTAGTAATGCGTCAGCCTCAGTCTAGCCAAGGCAATTTTTTTTCTTGACTTTTCTTCTTTTTCGGCCAAAGTTGTCTTATGATTTCAGACGAGACGCCCATTGTTCCTTGTATTGTTGCCGACATTGTTATTAGTGAAGCGCGAACTTTCGCCACTTTCGATAATGATTCGGCGGAAAGTTATATTCTCACTCGCGCTGAAAATTGTTTCGAGAAAAACAAAAGCTTTCGCCGCAAAATTCTTGGAAACAAAGGTCGAGAATATCTTTATGCATTTATGCGTCATTGGTTAGCGGCGCATTTACTCGACAACGGAATTCCCCGAGAAGATATTCCCGCTTCATGGGCGAACGGCCAAGGTCTATGAAACTTAAAACCTTTAATCGCGCCGACTATCCCGAGTGCGACATTTCTTGCGGAACAGTGGCGGTTTCCCTTATCACGGGCGAGCCAGTTTATACGGTTCAGCGCCGACTCAAAAAATTGCGCGAGAAAAAGGGCTGGCCCGCTCGTAAAATCTATTATTGGCGTAAGTATATGACATGGGATGAAGCTCTCGCCTTGACAAAAGGTTTTGGTAAGAAGAGAAAAACCGTTTGGCCCAAAAAGCGGCCTGTTCTCAAGAATTTCCAGAAGTTCAAACGCGGAACTTACCTCGTTTTCACAACAGAACACTTGCAAGTAATCAAAAACGGCCAAATCTTCGACGCATTTTACAACAATAGCTTGACTGGCGAACCCGTTGAATGGCACGATGCAAATCGCCGCAAAATATTGGCGTATAAACGACTGGACAAGGGCAAGTGAGTGGTTATATTACAGCATGAAAGAAAAACACGATCTTGTCGCCGAAACAACCGCGTCTATTGCCTTGATGAATATCCTTTGCCAAAAGGGTCATAAGGAAATTGATTATTATGTTGGCAATCTCCCGAATGGAGCGCTTAACAGGCATGTTGAAGTTGAGCTTCTTGTAAACGGCAAATCTGTTTCTTGGGAAAAGGCAATGGCCGACATGATGAAAATCCGCAAAGAAGAAGTTGACAGGCTTGTTGGAAATAGGCTTGCAAACATTCTTTCTGGCGAGGGAATCAAACAAGTTGTTGATGTGCTTGACAGCATGAAGTGGACTTTGCGCCAAAAAGTTGAGGAAATCATTGGTGAAAATATTGAATGGCCCGAAGATTATTGATTGACAATCGGCCAATTTAACCTAATATAACAAAAATATGAGAACACACGGCTCCACATCCTTTGTCACTATGACAATCAATCAACTCCGCGCACTCGGATTTTCCGACGACGAGCCATTTTTGGCATCGCGAGTTGAACTTCAAAAACGTGCGGCAAAGAATTTCGCCCAAACGTTTCAAATAATTACGCCGAAAGTTGAAAAAGAACCAGAAACGCCAGTTGAAGTTTTCAAATTTGATTAATATGAAGGAACCTCACCCGTCCCATAAAATGCTTGAATGGGAGCACACGATTATATGTATTTCTAGCACTCCTCGCTTCGGTAAAATTCGCAAATGCGAATACTGCGAACATGAGCAGGCCGAAACCGTTGCTGGAAAAGCAATTCACGATGAACTTTTAACAGAATGCTCTTGCCAACCAGAATAATCACCGTATAATAATCACATGACTAAGACACCATTCGCTAATCTAATCGGCCAATCAGCCGTGAAATCGCTTCTTCAATTTCATCTTGAAACAAGAGAGGCTGGAAAGCCGTTGCCACATATTCTGTTTACCGCTGCGTTCGGTAACGGCAAAACTGCATTTATCCGCTCCTTTGCAAAAGAAATTACTCAATCAGGTACAAAGGGCAAATACATTGAAATTAACTCTGCGAACGTTAAAAGCGTTCAGTGGTTTATTGATAATGTTTACATGCCGCATATCCTTGATAGGGAAAATGTTTGCATTCTTTTTGATGAGGCGCACGAACTTCCCCGCAGCGTTCAAACGTGGTTTTTGACCTTGCTTAATACAGAAAAGTCTCACGTTCGCCGCGTTAATCACGACGGCACAGACTATGAGTTTGACTTTTGCAAGTTGTCAATGAACTTTGCGACCACTGATCCTAACAAGTTGGGCAAACCATTGAAGAGTCGTATGGAAATCATTGCTCTTGCGCCCTATTCAACAACAGAACTCATGGAAATTGTTCGCTTAAACGTGCCCGATATTGAATTCGAGGATAACGTCTTGGAAGAACTGGTTGGTAGTATCAAGCCAAATCCTCGCGCCGCTGAACAAATTGCCCGCAAGGTTGAAAACTTTTGCGCCATTAAAAAGCGAAAATCCTTTGATTCGGCGGATTTCGTTAACTTGAGCGGCCTTGTCGATATTAAGGTTCACGGGTTGGACAATACCGAGATTAGCGTTCTTAAATTGCTTGACGAACGCGGGCCAATGACTTTGACAGAAATCTCTGCTTGCTTGAGCATTCCAGCAACAGCTTTGCGCCAAGATCATGAACATCATTTGTTGAAGAAGGGGTTTCTCCGCCTTAATGGAAAGCGCGAGCTAACCACAAAAGGCAAAGAAGTAATCAAGATGATCGGCAAATGAAAACATTGATTAATATTTATGTCGGTGTTTTAATTGGCGTTATTTTATATGAGCAGTTTTTAATGCCAATTACCCTTGACAGAAGAGCAGAAGAATTAAACTGGCTCCAATATTCATCAACCGAAAACAAGATGATCGCCAAGCCCGATAAAAAATGGGACTTGCATTACCTTAAATATGGGACTATGAAGTAATATGAACCTACTAGACGCTCACAAGTTAGCCCTCAATCTCATGCGTGAACATGGGTTGAATGATTGGAAGTTTGCCTTTGATAAATCGGTTAGGCGTTTCGGCCTTTGTCACTACAGAAAGAAGATGATTTTTCTTTCGCGGAGGCTAACGCTTGACAATCCAGTTGAGGAAGTCGAAAGTACGATAAAGCACGAACTCGCCCACGCTTTGGCGGTAAAAAAATATGGCCGAAAGGGCCACGGACATGGGGCGCTATGGAAATCCGTATGCGTGGAAATTGGAGCAAGTACAGAGCGTTGTTATGACTCATCCAAGGTTAACAATACCGCCAAACACAAGTACTTCTTGCGCCACAAAGAAACGGGCGAAATTCAAGGCAAATACTTTCGCCGCCCAAAATGGGCAAACCGCGTTCACGAAATCTGGCTCAAAAAAGACAAATCGGCCAAAGGTAAGTTGGAATTGGTTACAAGTGCCGAAGCTCCAGTTAATAAACCTGTTTCAGTCGAGAAAAAATCTGGCGTTGGGGAGTTTGTTTGGAGTTGACAGGTCAAAATAATAGCCTATAATATAGCCATGTCTGGAATCAAAACCCTCCTATCCTGCATCCGCCATCTTGGCCTAATCAACGGCTGGCGCTATTACAAAATCAACCTCTATTTCCAAAACCGTCCAAAACAATACGCCGAATTTCTCTTTGAAGCAAAGAAACGGGCCATTCTTATGAGAGACTACGCGATGATTGACTGGATTGAACTTTGCGAAAAGAATCTTGACGAGTGGAATAAAGCGCGCAAACTAAACCCATGAACCGACAGCTTTCCATTTCCGACAATGATATTTGCTCTGATTGTAAGCATTGCGTTTACAATCCTGGCGAAATGAGTTTTTGCCGCAAGAATTGGCCGTTCGCCGAAACTTTCGGCGATGACATTAGAAAGTGCTTGAGCTTTGAGATGATTGAAACAGAGTATGAAAACTGGTCGCCCGAAGCTCTTAAAGATTTGAACCCATGATTTCGCTTCTATCAGGAAACAGATTCCACTTATTCCTTCAAAAAAATTGTGCCCTTGACTTTTTGTATATCGGCGCAACAATGGATAGTCACAATGTTATTTTTACGTTTGAAATCCTTGGGCTGGGGCTTGGATTAGAATATGTTTGGAAAGACGGCAAGGACACTGAAAAGTTTTCGCGATATTTTTGTATTCCCCTTTAAACCATGACTAAACTTCTCCTCTACAAAGACAAAACCGCCCAACTTGCGGCAGAAATCTATCTCAATGATTGGCATAACAGTTTGGGCAAATACAAAGGCAAGCCGCGAAAGTATCGGAGTTTTTATTTCGGCCCGAATAATAGAGAAACCGCTCTTCTCATTAAGGCGCTAAACAGAAACCGCCGCAAAACATTTTGGCAAAAAATCATTGCCGCCGCCGAACAAGAGCGGGCGAAAGAAATGACTCCAATTCTCCTATACAAGATTGAACCGCCAAAAGACGGCGAATATATTGACAATAACCCATTGACAATGCAGGAATTTAACGCGATGCTTTAACTATGCGCGAAGTAACCTACGAATTCTGTCTAGGTGATATTTGGTCAACAACCAAAGACGCCATCGCCTTTGCCAAGAAACACGTTGCCCGCGATGGGTTGCCAGTTAAAGTGTCGTTTGTATTTAACGGCATTAGCATTTGCGCGTATTCAAGCAGCGAACCGTTAGACGTTGTGCAAAAATATTTCTTGCAAAGTAGAATTCAGAGGCTAGAGTCTGGATATGAAGATTAAACGGCCAAAACACCATCCCGAACTGCCATTGGGAACAAACCATGAACGCGGCACCCCGCAAACAATGATTTGGCACTATCTGAAACACGGAGTAGAACTACCAACGCGCCTTAAACCATGACCTTCGACCTGACAAAATTTAAAACCCAGACCGCACAACTTTCGGCCAATCTTGACGGTAAAATCGCCGATTGCAAAAAGCCAATTCTCAAGAACATTGAGGCTGAGCGATATGATCGGTTGCCATACTTTGTGAACTTGGCGGGGAAATTCCAAGCGGCCAAAAGCATTTTTGACGCTTGCCAAAACGCTCACCCAGAAATCTCCAAAGAAAGTCTAATCTTTTATTGGGCGCGACGACTTGCAAGTTATTCGCAAGACACTTATTCGGGCCGCGAAAACGATTTCCGCCGCAGTCAAATGGACGGCGAAAAAGAAGCGGTTGGCGACATTTTGAACTTACTAGAGTATGGATCGTGTGGTAGTTTGTAAGCATGAAAATTGACCAACTAACCGCCAAACTTTCCTCTCGCCCAAAAGGCAGCATTTTCTCAATTACAACGCGCCGCCCCGTTAAGCTCAAGAAAGGCTTCTCCGTTCATATTGAGAAACAGTCTCAAATTCAAGGATTGTTTGGTGTTGAGTATGCTAACACAGCTAACGTCAAAGCTGGAATTCAATCGGGCGAACGGGAATCCCCCCATCTTCCAAAAGGATTCAAGCGATGCTTTTACAAAGACGGTCTAAAGTTCTACGAAAGTTTCGGCGGAAATACCTGCTTTGGCGTAAATGTTGCAGGCAACAAGCCTAAAAGCCTATTCTTTTTGGATGGAAAACAAGTCTCCGAAGAACAGATACAAAACATGGTCTTGTCTAGTGAATTAGAGCCAAAGAAAACTCGCCCCGAACTCGCCGACAAAAACCAATCGCCGTTTGTGATGGTGAAATTGGAGAATGTGGTTGACGTTTGTTAGTTGGAGGGTTAGATTCAACCCATGAACTCACTAGACGAAATAGTTTCCGCCGTTCTCCGAGACTACGCTATCGACGGCATTGTTAAAGCTCGCGGCGAATCTTGGGCCACAATCAATGATGACCAGTTGACTTTTCGCGTTAATTTCAGCGAAAATTATTTGACTCACTGCATTAGCGTGGACAACCTCTCCGCTTTCAACAAAGAAAGTCAGTGTCCGATTCACTTCACGCTCGACCTTTCGCGCCGAAAGAAAAATAGACTTCACCAAGCCCTCTTGCTTTTGCGCACAAAAGAAGGGGCCGACAAAAGCGCGACGTTTAGTTTTGACGGGTTTGACGAATTCGGCCACCATGTAAGAGACGAATTTTACAGAAACAGTTGACTCTGCTAAATTAATGCGTTAATTTAACCCATGAACACGCAAGACGCTATCAAACATCTTAAAAGCATTGGCTGGTTTGTGGAGCCAATCTTTCCAAACCGCTACAACATTCGCAAGATCGGCCAAAGCGATTACCCTTGGGCGAGTGTCGATTATTCGGCCCGCGAACTCGTTAAATTTGCCAAGTGCCTTTCTTCCGAGAACAACCAAAATACTGCCGCGAAAAAATTGACCAAAAAATTCGACAAAAAGAAGAACCGTAGCGCCGAACGCAATCTTCTCGCGTCCAAAGACGAGGAAAAGCTTGACGAATTCGGGCCAACTGCTAAAATTAAGGAAGAAAACCCTTGGAATTGGGATTAAACATGAAACTTCTCGTTAAAAACCAAACTCTTGAAACTGACGAACCAACCATTCCGCCCAATCCTCAACCAAACAGCTTTTGGGTTGCATGGTACGAATGTCGCCCTACCGTGATTCAATTCACCCATTGCGGCGAATACTTTTATGCACTAGGCCAAGATGCGGCTTGGCACAAACAACACGCCGAATTGATCCAAGAAATTAACGTATGGGAAATTGCGGGGTTGACAAACCGATAATAATGCGATAATATAACCAATGAACTACCGCAAATACATTTACCGCCGATTGGATTATCTTGTTGACAAAGCAGTTAAAATGCTAAAAGACGGCCAAGAACTAACCACAACATTTCGCGCCGCGAAAGAAAAAAGCGACAAACTTCTTAAAAGGGTTGAAAAACTTTACGGCGATGCTCGCCGCGATAAAAAAGATGTGCCAATGAGTCCAGAATGGTGCGCAATTGTAGAAGAGGCTGAATCTCTTAGGAGAGAGTCTGAAAAACTGCTTAGGGATAGTGTTCGCCCATATCTCGGGCCGCAGTTTGTTAATGTGCACCTTTTGGTGGGATATTGTCCTCAGACGATCCCTTACTATCAGAAGATGATTAAAGAATTGCGGCGCACTTTTCCACAAGCCAAGATTAAAGATGTCGAATGTCGTCAAGTGACAAAAAGTTCCTGCGTCAAAGGTTTTACCTTGATTACGTGGAGCGGAGAGTGTTCATTCAAGGAAACAGGCGAAGAATACGGTTACGGTTACGCCTTGGATTCAAAAGACAGTAAAGACTGGTACGTTAGCGAAAACTGCGAATACTATTGGTAAAATGAAAACAACAATTCTAACCGCCCGCCCTCAGACATGGAACAACCACTATCTCAACAAAGATAGCCAAGGCGCTTTGATTTGCGAAAGTAAAAATTGGCCGAAAAATTCAGAGAAACAAACTTATAAAACAAGCTTTTATTCAAGTTACTTTAATATTTTAGGGCGCGATGAGGGAATTGGCGAACAATTCGCTTTCAGCGACAAAAGCTACGAGGCCGAAATTCCAGACAACACAAAAATCGCTTGCGCTTATTCTGACCGAATCAGCCAATGGGATTATGCCCGATACGAGGCCGCAAACAAAATAGCTGGCACTGGTTGTCAAGGATGGGCGCAGGCTTTGCCGAAACTTTCCGAAGAAGAGTTCTTGCATTTTGCGGCAGTTGCCCTTAACCTTGAGGATAAGAAAATCTTTGCCGCACGGGCGGTCCACCACTTCAATGTGAGCAATGGCTACTCTTGTCCAACAATTGAGGCAATTTATTATCCGACAAACCCATGAATCTCTACGACCTACTAGACGAAATCGAAACCCTGTCTCGTGAACAACTCATTCAAGCAAAGAACGAACTAACCGCCGACACCGACATTCCGCGCAAAGAAAAAGGCCAAATTATGGCCCAAATTGACGCCCGCCTGTCCTTTTTAAAGAAGAAAAAGGAACCAAACGGCCAAAATGGCGGCTACTTTCACTCATTCATTGGAGACGGCGAAAATCTTTCGTGTATTTCACGCTTGCCAGTAGGCCAATTCATCGTTCGCGCCGAACCAGAAGCAATGATTAGCAGTTTCCCCTTGACGGAAGAGGAATATCGGGCGATGGTGGAGAAAGATTGGCAGGAATTTGTTTGAATTTTAATTTCGCCGCAGTAACAGAATACGAACTTGGCGAATATCTTCTTCGAGGCTGGAAAGAAATCGTTTGACAAACATCCGTCAGCATATTAACCTAAAATATGCAAAAAATTCTTTACTACAAGCTTTCGCCCGAGGTTGAGAAAACTCTTGACCGTTGCTTGGTTAAATTTGACGGCGGGTTTGCTGTCAGGGTTGCGGCTCAAACTTTTCATGGAGTTGACCGCATTAAAGAGCGTAGCGTTTCAGTAAAACAGCAAAACATTCTAAAACAAATCCCCCTCCGCCGAGTCCTATTCAAGAAAGAACAGATTAGTGAAGTCCGCGTTGTCAAAGTAAATGGGGCGGAATACCCTGTT